TCAAAGAATAATAGGTGGCATTTCTGCCATAGAACGAAGTTTGTTAAGCTTTTCTATTTGTTTATTGTCAAGATTTAAGGATTTCAGATACTTCTCAATCGTAGGTTCTGAAGAAGCATGGATAAGGATATGAACCGCTTTGCTGACAAGAATAAGATTTGCGTATTCATCCGAACCGCCATTGCTAACCGGCACTTTATGGTGGCAGTGAATATCGTGAGAATCCATCGGAATTCCTGTCACTGCACATTTACCATACTGTGCCGCATACAAAGAAATACGGTTATCCGCATATTCAATGGTTCTGCCTTTTACAGGATTTCTCATCAGCCATAACATTGTCGCTGTGTCGATTGCAAGATTCTTATGAATCTGTTCCCGACCTTTGACCGTATATTTATTGATGGATTTCCTTTTATGCTGGGCATTCTTTGACTGGACATATCCCAGTGGAACCACCGGACGTCCATGAAGGAACCTCATCTGTCTGCTTGCTCCATATTTTTCTTTGATGAACCCATTTCTGAGTTGTCCCTTTTTGGATAAGTCACCTTTCAGTCTGTTTCTGAGCTGTTTGTTGATACTGAAGGCAAGTCTGCTGAAGTCATGAGATACTTCTGTAGAAATACAATAGTATTCATGAAGTCCGGCAACTACAGAGTTGTATTTCTGAAGCTGCATGAACTGAGCATTATCATCTGACGAATGAGCCAGTTTCTTTACTTCTTCCGAGACTTTTTCATGAGCCTTTTTGTATGCTTTATCGCTCATATGAGACCGAACTACATATTTCTTACCCTTTTTACGGACTTTCAGTTTGAACCCGAGAAAATCAGAATACTGTCTTTTGAGATTAACTACTTTGGATTTGTCAGGGCTGATTTCCAGCCCCAGCCTGTCCTTTAGCCATAACTCTGTTGCCTTGTATGCTCTTACAGCATCCTCATGTGTTGCGCAGAAAATTTTAAAATCATCTGCGTACCGAACTGCATGCATCTCTTTTAGTCTGCTCCGGCGCAGAGCCCTGTAGGCGTGGCTCTTAATCTCTGTTCCCTGCGCATTGCTCCTTGTTTTGAATTTTGTTTTTGTTGGCATCTGCTCCCACTGGGAAGCAATCCACCAATCCAGTTCATTCAATACGATGTTTGCCAGCAATGGCGACAAAATACCGCCTTGCGGGGTACCCCGTGTGGGATATGTTTTCTCCCCATTTGGCAGAACAACAGGTGCTTTCAGCATCTCTTTTATAATGCATAACAGCTTTTTGTCCCGGATTCCCAATGCCCATATCTGACGAATCAGCTTTGTATGGCTGATATTATCAAAGAAGCCTTTAATATCGAGGTCAACCACATGGTACAGATGCTGTACCTGTATCAGCCTCATGCATTGCGCAATAGCAGTCTCAGCGGAACGGTTCGGGCGGAACCCGTTGGAGTTCTCACTGAATTTTGCTTCACATATCGGCTCCATGACCTGCAAAATACATTGCTGTACGATCCGATCTACGATAGTTGGAATTCCCAGAGGTCTGGTCTTTCCATTGGGCTTTGGTATCTCCACTCGCCTTACGGGTCGTGGATGATAATTACTGAATTGTTTCCGTATGAGACGGACGTATTCTTCCTCGCTTAACTTTGCAAGGTCGGCTATCGTCCTTTTATCCACTCCCGAAGTATCACTTCCTGTATTCTTCTTTATCGTTCTGTATGCAAGCTTGATATTTTCTTCACTCTCGATGATTTCCATCAGATGGTTGAAGGTTTTATCTTTCTTACTTTCTGCATACAGCCTGTCAAAAGTACCTTCCATGTCGTAATACTCTGAGTTGCGGATTTTTCTCTGTTTACTTTTCCTTTCTTGCTGCCCCGAAGTCAACACAGGCATCCTCTCCCTTCGGTTTGGATTTTCTTTGTCATACTCGAAGCTGTGTTTGTTGTGTTTTCATTTTCTTTGCTGAATTCGACTTGTGGCTATCCCTCCACCGCTTACTTATTCACGGCTTCACAGGTACTGTGCCACTACTCTCACTGGAATAAAGAATGGTTATTGCCCTCTCGCGAAGGTATTCCCATCCACCACATCATTGGCTTGCAACCGCCTCCGTATCCCCAGCTTTCCACGTTCCGATATTCCTATCATTGGACATCTTTAGGTTCTTCCTCTAAGCCTGTATCTGGTCATGCATAACCGCACCGCCTGTAACGATGCATGGACTTTCATAACAACCAATTTTACTCGCCCACAGATACCACCATGAAAGGTGTACCGCCTTTCGACAGCATCAACGTTTAGACTCGTACATTCGGAATTTCGTCAGTATTTTCATACATTCTCACCATGGATATCCGACCCCCGGCATATAGGCAACACCATCCACCTCTGGACAGCTTTCGTGTCTGGTCTGAAGACCAGTCTTACGGTTGCTCTCTGCCGACTTCACCGAGCTCTATAAACTTTTGGAGAGAGCCGTTGCATGCTCCCCGCCATTCGGAGTATCAGGGTGGCGCTTCGGGACGTTACCCCCTCATTTCACCCATCGGAATATCAGTTCTCCAAAGTTTCGGGCTACAATTGCCCTTCGACTTTGTGCGCAAGCTTTTCACTTACGAACGTGTCGCACGATTGTCATTTCCATATCCTTCCAGAAGGTTTACGACACCCCACACGCCAAGACCTGCGCCGATTGCGACTACAAGAGTTTTTAAAGTTGTAATTGCACTGCTAAAAAATGCCATATACATTCACCAAAACTGACTTTTTTCAGGTGTTTACGGGAATGAAAAAACACCGACTAAAAAGCCGGCGCACCTAATGTCAGTTATTCCTTTCCTCATTATTTTTCGTTCATTCCCATGGTTACTCCGACAGCTCCACCTGAATTACCTCCACCTCTTCTTCGGGTTTCGGTGTGTACTGCGGATTTAACTCTTTTTCTACTTTGTATCGGTTTTTCTCATTTTCATCTGCAAGAAACCGATAATTTTTGTGTTTCGTGATATCATATTTGTCTGAGAAAAATGGTCTGGCACCACGAATCTGCAGGATACATTTTCCTCCATCCATGACTGCAATCTCATCTTCTGTCATCAGCTGTTTGCCTGTTTTCTGGTAATTCAATCCAAAGGACTTCTGATTGCTCCTCGTTTCCGAAGTGTTATACAGATCAATGGTTTCCTTACCCAGAAGTTCACTCATTTCCTTTAAGGTAGTTTTCTCTTTTCCACCAAGAAATAGTGTAGTATCACAGTTACCCAGAATGGTATCTGCACTATCCTTATACATTGCCTTTAGCTGACTCTGTGACTGCAAAATAATAGAAGCAGAGATTTCCCTGCTTCGGATAGTTGCAATCAGCTTGTCAAACTGAGGAATTTGCCCGATGTTGGCAAACTCATCAGCGATGACACGCACATGCACCGGAAGTCTTCCTCCATATTCATCATCTGCCTTATCACAAAGCAGATTGAAAAGCTGTGACTGTAACATGGCAATCACAAAGTTAAAGGTTGTATCTGTATCGGACATAATCAAAAACAAGGCTGTTTTCCTGTCCCCAATCTTATCCAGTTCCATTTCATCATAAGACATGATCTCACGAAGTTCTGCGATATCAAATGGTGCCAGCCTCGCACCACAGGAAATAAGAATACTTTTGGCAGTTTTGCCAGCCGCCATTTTGTATTTTTTATACTGTCTGACCGCAAAGTGCTGCGGATCCCTTTCTTCCAGTTCCTGGAACATCATATCCACTGGATTCTGGTAAGTTTCATCCTCTTCACGGGTTTCGCTTTCATTCAAAAGATCCAGAAGGGTATTCAGATTCTTTTCCTCTTCATCCCCTTCATACCAGATAAAAGCAATCAATGCTGTGTACAACAGCTTCTCTGCTTTCACCCAAAAATCTTCGGAAGCTTTTTCCCCTTCGCCTTTGGTATTTACAATAATTGTTGTCACCAGCTTCAGGATATCTTTTTCAGACCGTATATAAGCAAATGGATTGTAATGAAGGGACTTGGAAAAATTGATGGTATTCAGAACCTTAATCACATATGGCTCATGTACCACTTTTCCAGATTTATCTTTCATAATATTTCCATTCTTATCTTTCTTAGGTGGTCCCTTTGCTAACATCTTCCCGCACTCTTCAATCAAAGTGCCTTTCGGATCTGTAATGACCATGGAACAGTTCATCTGCATAACCGATGGTTTTACGAAAAAACGTGTCTTACCGGAACCACTGCCGCCGATGACCACTATATTTTTATTTCTTGCATACTTTGGCTGCTTCGGTCTGCTCTCCATGGTCAGTGCTTCTGTTGCTGTCAATGGAATGTTCATCCATGGATCTTCCGACATATAAGGCTTGATATCCTCTGCGGTTCCCCATCTGGCTGAACCATACTCGATGCCTTTCCGTAATTTCTTTGCGTCTGCCTGTTTCTGCCAAACCAACACTTTCAGAACGACTGCAACAACAATACCTGCTAGCAGATCTTTCCAATTATTGCTTAACACAAAACCAGCAAAAATCCGGTCTGCGTGTTCCATTGCATATAAAAGTTTGTTCCCCATATCTTCTCCCGGACTGTTCCGGTAAAGAAAAAATGCCCGGTCTGCATAGAAAGCAGCCAGAGCATAAGGGATATTTGTAAGAACCAGTTTCTTTTTATCCAGGGCGGACAGCTTACCCCCGATTTTATTCTTCCACTTCTGCATCAGAGTTTTGCCGCTTATCTTTTTCATCGACTCTGCTCCTGATGCCGGTTCTTTACTTTGTCCTTCGTCTTCTTTGGCATCATTGCCCGGTAAGCTGCAAGACGCTTATGAATGGAAGGCTTATTCGCTTTTTGAATCTGTTTCTGGGAAAACTCACGGAAAGCAGCATTGAGGGCATCCTGATCACGTCCCTTGAAAAATACCAGATAAACCGGAGGATCTTTGCTCTTGTCTTTTTTCAGAGCATAATTGATCCCGTATTTTCTGGCATACCGTTCAAAGGACTTGATATTTTTGTCCGTGATCTCGATATTGACCATCCCGGCATTCTGTTTTGCCAGCTCTTTTACCGTGACCTTTCCCTGTTTCGGCTGATTTTTCTGTGCTTTCTTCTCTACTGATTTCTGCTTCTGATGACGCAGATACGCAACAAGAACCTTTTTCAACAGGTCAGCCGTAATCTTAGTAGCCCGAATACAGAACGTGACCGTTTTCTGAGTTACCTCTTCCTGCATGACTTTTCCCTCCTTTCAGCGATTCAACTGCTGTCCATATCTGTAATCATGGCAATCACCCCCTTTAATGAAAAAAACAGATTAACCGGTAATCAGGTTCTGCACCTGTACGAGTTTTTCTGTCCCTTCTTCTTTTCTCTTATCTTCTCCACCACAATAGATGGGAACACACATTTCAAGTATTCTGCTGTAAATACGCTGATGGGCAGTATCTAAATCTGCCGATTTCATTTCATTCAGTCCCAGATTCGTTGTTACGATCAGCGGAAGCATTTTACAATAACGGCTGTCTATCACATTATAGACCTGCTCCAGGGCAAACTCGGAATTTCGTTCTATTCCCAAGTCATCAATAATCAGCAGCGGATAATCCACAAGATTTTGTATAATCTGGTTCTTATCTGCCTGATAGCTGGTCATTTCATTTAAAATTCTGGAAAAATTCGTCATCATGACACGTTCTCCCTGTTCCAAAAGTGCATTTGCAATACAGCCTGCAAAGAAACTTTTCCCAGTTCCAACTGGTCCCATCAAAAGCAATCCTACATTTTTTCTCTTCATATCTGTCCAGTTTTCTACATACTGCCTGGCAATTAGTATCTTCTGATTGCTTCCATTGTCATTTTCAAATTTCCATTCCCAAAATCTTCTTTCCCGAAGTCCGACGGATTTTCTCTGATAAAGCAGCCGCTGTGCTTCTTCCCGCTGCATCTTTTCATCCAGTTCCCGTCTGGCTTTCACCTCACATTCGCACAAACAGGACACTACATGCTCAAATCCCATCAGACTGACTTTCATCTGTTTTCTTTTTCCACAGGTGCCACAATGAAGACATCCCTCTTCGTCCAGATAATCTGCTGTTACTTTGTTTTCCATCACAGGCTTTCTCCTTCCTGAAATTCATATTTATCCATTCCTATCCTGGTTCCATCCCTTTCTGCCCAAAGACAGATTGTTGCAAAATGGTTCTGATACTCTTTTCCACTGGATTTCATATAAACAGAAAGATGATCAATCCGTTTCTGGTAATCCCATGGAAATAGCGTCATCAGCTCCTGCAGTTCAGCTTCCGACAGAACAACATTTTTAAATCTACCATACTGACTGAATTTTTCTTCCCAAGCGGGAGTATTGCCCTTACTCTTATCAGTATGATTCTTTTCAGTCTTATTTATCTTAGTATTACTTCCATCCAGATTCTTGCAGTCCGGACTTCTATTTTTTTGCGTTCCGGACTTCCAGTTTCTTGCAATCCGGATTTCCAATTCTTTGCAGTCTGGATTTCCAGTTTCTGGCGTTCCAGAAGCAAAGTATCTTACTGGCTTTCCTCTGATCCGTTTCACAAAATTTTTCACATATATGACAGAAGGACGATTATTCCCCTGCCGATACCGTTCGATCAATCCAATTCCATGCACACTGTCAAGCTCATAAAGAAGCTTTGTTACTGTTGTATGCGACATTCGCAACAGCTCCTGCAATTCTGCAATCGTGTAAATGATATAGACATAACCATCACTGTCAATCCAGCCATTTTTCTTGGATAGACTGATTCGATCAAGCAGAATTCCGTAAAGAAGCTTTGCGTCTGTGGACAGGCTTGCAAACTCTTTTTCTGTGAACAGAGCTTTTGGTATCCGAAAGAAAGAAAACTGGTCAGATTCTTCTGCTCTGAAATATTCAAAATCTGCCATAGCTTATTTCCTATTCTTCCTTATTATTAAAATCACACCCTGCTGCACTGCCTGTTCCATGACACATCTCATTAAACACAAAATTGAAGCACATCATTAACTCACTCAGATAATAATTCCTTGCTTCTTTATTGCAGGCATACATATCCTCGATATAAACCTCCTCGTTTCCATTCATTCGTGCGATCGTTTCCAGAACTTTCATAAACTTCTTATTAGAGCAGCACTCATACTGTTCATTTACATATTTCTGAATTTCTAGCACACGTTCAGGATTTCCATCAAATACAGATAACACGCCAAATGCCAGATCCATACCAAACTCATAGCCATCGGCTTCTATGGCATCAATATCAAGATTACCTTCTTCATCGTAATAGCCCCGCTCTTCCATAGGAGTCAGTGGTGTCTCATATTCATCCAGATATCCCATATCCGCAATAGTTTCCAAAATATCTCTGGATGCTTTCACCATCTTATCCATAATAATTTCTCTTTCTTCCATCGGCATATTTGCCATAATTCTGTCTAATGTCATCATTGATTCTTCCTCCATCTCATTTTCATAAATATCATTGATATAAAAGTGGTTCGCCTTTCCATTGTTCGGAATAATGCGCACCAGATTTCCAATCTCCACCAGTTCCTGTACTGCCTGATCTACACCATATCTGGTCGTATTCAAGTCTTTTTTCATTTCACTTTTCGGATAGATTACAAACAAATCCCCTTCACCATCTACCCAGCCATTCTGCACCGCAAATTTTAAACGATCCAGAAATAAGCTGTATAAAATCTTTGCTGTATTTGACAGATTCTTGTATTTATCCATCTGGAACAGCATCTTTGGCACCTGCAGACAATCTACCGGCATATACTCCATCTTACTCATTGATTGTTTCCTCCTTCTGTTTGTACAGCACTTCGGCTGAAGTAATATTGATTTCCAACATACCCACAAATACCTGATAATACAGCAGGCATATCTGTTCATCCTCTCTTGCCAGATACAGTCCTTCCAGTTCATTGGACGGATGTTTCATTCCATATACTGCCTGACAGATATCATGGATTTTCTCACATTCCACACTTCTAAGATGCATCTCCAAGGTGTGGTTAAATCTCTGCCAGTCCTCCAGTTTCTGATTTACTGACATTATGCACTGGAACAGTTCCGCCGCTTCACATGCTGCTGACAGCACTACATTTTTGTTATTGATACTTCCATCGGCATTTTTCATATGCCCTACCATATACGCCTGATCTACTGAAACCATCTTTTATCCTCCTATCTAAACGGCATTTCTTCTTCCATGCCCTCCGGTATCTCTAAGAACCCTTCCGCATCTTCTGGAAACGGTGGTCTGTCAACCATTTTTGCACCTGCAAATTCAATCCTGTTTGCATACACTTCGGTGGTATAAATCTTTTTCCTGGTATCTTTATCTTCATAATTACCCGTGACAATCTCGCCTTCCACCATGACCTTCGTTCCCTGTATCAGATAATCTCTGGCAAATTCTGCTTTCTTTGCAAAAGCTTTTACCGGAATGAAACTGACTTCATCGGAATAATTTCTTCTGACTGCCAGAACAAACTTGGCAATCTTATGAAGTCCTTTTTCATTCTCCACTTCGTTGTATCCGGGATTTCTTACCAATCGCCCGGAAATAACTGTTGTATTCATTGGCTTACCCCTCCTATGCTTTCATTGATTTGTAACAGATACCGATACATGGTCCACATTTTCCATAGGCACATCCGTAACATTCATCTTTTTCCAACTCTTCTTGCTTCATTTCATCGGCAAACATTCCTAACAGTGTTGTATAAATCTTTTTCATTGCCAGGAACTTTTCTTCTGCTTTTTCCATCTTCTCTTTGTAAAATGGGATCAGTTCACGAAGAACTGGATGGAAACGTTCATTTTCATCATCCCAGGCACAGGTTTTCATCATACAGCGTGGCTGTTTCTCATAATTTCCCAGATAATACGGGCAGAACGTACAGCCTCTTTCTTTAACAATTTCCACCGGAATCACTGGCATCTGACTTTTGATTTCTTTTGTTACATGCTTACTTTCAATTCGTTCTCTCATCTTAAAAATCCTCCAAGTATATATATTTGCAAAAGGGATTTCCCCTGAATTGCCTGATTTTGGGCACAAAAAAAGAGGCAAGCTTACGATTTTATTTTCGCAAGCCTGCCTCTTATCAAATATTCAATTATTTTCCGATGATATATCGTAAGAAAACGTATACCGCACGGATTACATACACTGGAATCATGATACTTCCAATCAAAGCTCCAATGATGACACTTAATGCAGTCATCCCAAGTGTTGCTGTTATATCCATTCCTTTTGGAATCAGGATCAGCCGCATTTTATGTATTCCAAATGGAAGTCCGGAAAGAAATATCCACCAGAACAAGTCTGTCTGTCCACTGACTTTCATGATGGTGGATACCATCCAAAACCAGAATAGCATAAATGCCAGTGGCAATATTGATTTTTTAATTACATCTTCTATCATCATCTTTTCATTCCTTCTGTCCAACTTCGCATATCATATTATTGTTTTTCTGCCCAGGATGCCAGGAGCATAAATATCACTTCTTCCATCTGAGCTTTAGAATATGACTCAGGAAAATACTGTTTCAGCTTTTTCGCCGGAATCTGTACCTGTACTTTCTCAGTACTTTCATTCATACAGATCTGATCAATCTCTGAATACGTCAACATCTGCTCTTTTGAAATCTGCTTCAATTCCTTTGCCTGCTTCATGGACGGTACCATATTGTGATTACTCATATACTGAAGCAATATCTGTTGTTCTTCACTTCTCAAATATGAAACTTCAACAGCTGTATTAAAGGGAAGCTTCTTCTCGTCTGCCAGTTCTAAAAACTCTGCTATCAACTCTGTCAGATGAATATATCGAAGAATCTGCCTGGAACTATCTCCTGTATTCTGACTGACTTCTTCCGCCGCCAACTTCTTGCCAAGTTGGCAAGAAGTTAAATCAGATCGTTTCCCCTGACGCTTTAACGCCTCGTATTTCATTTTATAAGCGAATGCCTTTTCGCTGATCAGCAGCTCTTCTCGCTGAATGTTGGAATCTACCATGATCACCGTCGCTTCATCATCCGTAAGATCTTTGATGATAACCGGCATTTTCTCTAATCCTGCAAGTTCACATGCTCGTTTTCGCCTATGACCAGCTACCAGCTCATAACCACCAGACTCTCTCAACCGCACAATACCAGGAACCAACACGCCATATTGTGTAATGCTTTCTGATAATTCTTCCATTTTCTTATCATCTTTTACTTGAAACGGGTGATTTGGAAATGGATGAAGGCTTCCTATTTCTATCTCGCAAATTCCATTGTTTGTTTCTTCGTTTGTTCCAAACAACGCATCAAGTGGCTGTAAGGAAATGGGAGTTGCTCTTTTTTTAGATGGCATCTTTCAGCACCTCCTCCGTCACTCTCCGATAAGCTTCTGTAGCTTTGCCTTTCGGATCATAAGAGAAAATACTCTGTCCTTCTCTGACTGCTTCCTTCATTCTTACAGAAAATGGAATATAATTATCAAAGATATGAATTTGACTTCCATATACATTTCTGAGAAGTTCCATATTATTTCTGGCATCATTTGTATGCGCATCGACCATCGTGAACAGAATCCCACCGACTTGCAACTTCGGATTAATCTGCTTACGAACCTTACCGATTGTTTTTAACAACTGCTGCAAGCCTTTGATTGGCAGGTAGGACGCTTCAACTGGAATGAGGACTTCATCTGATGCAGCCAGCGCATTGATCGTAATCATTCCCAATGATGGCATACAGTCAATAATGACTGCATCATATTGATCCTTGATACCATATAAAATCTGTTTCAATACATATTCCCTGCTCATTGCATTTACCAACTGTACTTCCGTACCTGCCAGTCCAATGTTAGAACAGATAATGTCTATTCCCTCTGCCTGATGTCTGATATAACAGTCTGAAGGAATATCTTCATCTTTCATTACTGCATCCATAAGAGCTGTAAGTGTTTCATTACTGTCATCACAATCACGATATCCAAATCCTGCGGATACATCAGACTGTGGATCGGCATCTACAATCAACACTTTCATATTCTTTTGTGCTAATCCTACTGCTAAATTAGCTGTACATGCGGATTTTCCCGTTCCCCCTTTTTGGTTTACAATAGAAATAATTCTAGCCATTTTTCATCACCTTTCATCGTCGTCAATCAAAAAGAGGACTGAATTAGACAACCGGAATCTATATTCCGTGCGAGCTAATTCAGTCCTATAATTACAATAATTCTGTTGTTTTTACTCTTGTCTTACACAAATCCATTTCCAGTCTGGATCTGTAATAATTCATATTCTGGAATGACAGCGCTGCCTTATTTTTCCCTTTTTCAGGGAGTTAAAAATAAGGACTAAATTAGTGCAACCCCTTGTATTTACTGGAGTTTTCTAACTTGTCCTTATTATAACTCGACCATGAGGCGTTATATTCGGAATTTGAACTTTAAAAATGTCATTATATCTTTTGACTGCATGATTAAATCTATGTTCCCAATGCATTGCTACTTCTGGCATTCCTTTCTTATCTCTAAAAAGGAATCCAACATATCCACACACCATAATTTCTGGAAGATTCGTTGGTCTATTTTCCAATATTCGCTTAAATGTTTGATACACATCTTCTGTCATTGGAATCTTTCTTGTTCCTGCATTTGTCTTTGTTGATTCGATAATATACTCCATTTTGGAAGTTCTCTGAAGCTGATGATCTATATTTATTATCCTATTTTCCAAATCAATATCTTTTAAGGTAAGTCCACAGAACTCCGATATTCTAAGTCCTGTATGAAACAAAAGGTAAAATACATCATAGTATTTATGGTAGACATTATCATAGCGTACAAACTTAAGAAAACTATTCATTTGTGCCCTTGTAACCGCTTGTCTTGTATGCTCCGTATTAACAATAACACCTGCGAGTTCAAATCCAAATGGATTCTTTACTAAAACATCATCATCTACTGCCATTTGAAATGCAGGTCTTAATACTCCTCTTATAGTCTTTACTGTGCTTGATCCTCTTCCATCTTGTTGCAATTTAATAAGAAATAACTTTGCATCAGACGTTTTAATTTCTGCTATCTTACGACTTCCAAACTCTTCTTTACTCATGATGTTCTGTACAAAATTATAATTCTGAAGTGTATTAGGCTTTACCCCTGTTCTTGTTTTAAGATATCGAGCAATAAGTTCGTTTACCGTTAAAGTTTTCCCTGTTGGATCAAGTCTTGACTCTAAATCCTTTCCTACCATTTTTTCAAGTTCTCTAAGAGAAAGGCATGGCTGCTTACCTACAGGTTGTGGGTCAGCAGGCGTAAGTCTCCAACTGTATAAGAACTTAGGTTTTCCATCAACCATGTATTTATACTGATATTTCCCATTCGCTCGTACAGATTCTCCAGTTCGTAAAATCCTATGTTTAGAATCTCTTCTTTGTCCTTGGCTTGCCATTTGCTAGTCCCTCCTTCACTCCTGGTTTCTGTAAATACTTGATAAACTCATCCTTTATAATAAGCTTTCGTGTTCCATACATGGCCATAAATGGAAGGTTCTTCTCCTCTACCAAACGAAACAATTTTCTTCTGCTGAGGCCAAAAAACTCTGCAGTCTCAATCACTGTAAGAAAGTCTTTCCCTTCAAGCGTTGGTTTATGCATATCCTCATCACCTCTCTTTCGGTAGTCGTATATTGCCGTAAATCCCCTGAAATAGCAACTATTTTTGGCAAATAAAAAGCAACTATATCGTAGAATTATTGCAAAGATATTCTTCGAATTTTGTACGAATAATCAAGTATCGATTTCCACTCTTTACTGCAAAAGCTCCAAGATTTTCCTCCGCAAGTCTTCTCATTTTCTTGATGCCAATATTAAAATATAATGCAGCCTCTTTAATTGAAAGCGTGTAGCGTTCTCTATACGAAATTTCACTCATCCTTCTTCCCTCCAAACCGATATTTTATGTAGCATTCATGGCAGCAAAACTTTCTATTTGCATTGCCGTACACAGTAAAGGTGCTGTTACAACTCGGACAGACAATTTTATAGTTTGCCTTTCTCTTAACCAGATCCAAATGACTATTCCACCATTTATTCCTACAAGTATCCGAGCAAAACCTCTTTCGTTTCCTGTGTTCTTTTTGTTCGACAGACTTTCCACACCACTCACAAGAGAAACTAGACTCTTTAAGTTCTTGTAAATCGGCATCCATCAAGTGATTTCTTCTACAGAAAGATTTGATGGTGTTTAGAGATAACTTCGTCAAATTGGAAATCTGCTTATACCCATAGCCGTTTTTTCTATAAATCTCAATCTGTCTTTTTTCTTCATTGGTCATAAAAAAGCACCTCCTACCATGTAGCCTTGGCAGGAGGTAAAAAAGGACGTTTTTACATTAATCTTTCTTATAAAACTGACATTCATAGCCATCTGCACGAAGAAGAAGTCCTTCTACCCAAGGTGGTGTCCTTCCCATCTGCTCACATATGGCATCAAGGGACATATCCTTTCTGCACTCAATGATGACTTCATCATGCACATGAGCAACGATATTACAACATCGTAAAGTCTGCATGGCATACATAAGTACATCCCTTGCAATTGCCTGCGTGATATTCTCACAGAACTTGGGACCATAACTTTCAAGCCTTTCCCACTTCTTTGTTCCGCCTACACCTTCATAGGTAACAGACTCACCACCAAACTGATTCACCCCTATCTTAGGCTTTACATATGCAAGCCTTCTGCCAGATGGAAGAACAATAAAAAGGAATCCACTCTCATACTCAAAACGGATACCGTGGGTCTGTGTTGTAATTCTTTTCTTGACGGTTTCCTTTACACAGTTATCAATATCCCACCACAGCATTGTGATTGCAGGATTAGAATTTCGCCAAGCATATACAAGTGGTTGCAACTCTTCTTCGGTAAGACCCATTTCGATAGCACCCATAGCTTTTAATGCACCGACCGAGCCACCATAGCCAAGGGCCAATTCAGCAATCTTACCTTTCTGCCTTAAGTGTCCATTAATGCCATGCTTTTCTACAGGCACACCAAACATCTGTGATGCACTGCTGCAGTAGATATCCTTTCCTTCTTCAAACACCTTGATTCTCCATCTTTCTCCAGCAAGCCATGCAAGAATTCGAGCTTCAATAGCAGAAAAGTCCGCAACGATGAATTTGTTATCACCCTGTGGCACAAAGGCTGTACGAATCAGCTGTGACAAGGTATCCGGAATATCATCATATAATAGTTCAAGAGCATCAAAGTTGCCTGTACGAACTAACCCTCTAGCTTCGGCAAGGTCTGTCATATGGTTCTGAGGGAGGTTTTGTAGCTGCACCAGTCTTCCGGCAAACCTACCCGTTCTGTTGGCACCGTAAAACTGAAACATTCCTCGTACTCTGCTATCTTCGCACACAGCATTTTCCATAGCCGTATATTTCTTAACACTGCTTTTTGCAAGCTGCTGACGAAGAGATAATACATCAACAAGATGTTTAGGAGCATCTTTCATCATCTCTGCCACCGCCTTCTTACCAAGACTATCTGTTTCAAGTCCATTCTCTGAAAGCCAGTTCTTCATCTGCTGTACAGAATTCGGATTCTCAAGACCAGTAAGTTCCTGCATCTGTTCTGTAAGGGAAACCTTACTCTTATCATCAAATGCTATCGCATTCTTAACAAAAACCATATCAACACCGATTCCACGGTCATTGATTTCCTGGTCTAAATGATACTCGTCCCAGATGCTTTTGCTTACAGGGAATCTTGAAAGCTTCTGCTGGATACCCATTTCTGTTTCAACATCTCGAAGATTATATGCCTTAAACTGTATCCACTTCTCCAAATCGTGATATGGCATATTTCTTGTTCTGCCACCGTTAACCTTGGTTGGAGAACAGGGAACACAGAAGTATTTGATGAGATTCTTTCCTTCCGATAGTTTCTGCTTTTCAAGTCCAAGAACGGCACCTACTCCTTCAAGAGATAATGGAAGTCCAAGAGTTGCTGCCCAAACAAGAGTACAATGCCATGACACAGGATCAATACAATATCCCCCGATAGATACACCATTATCTCGAAGATACCTGGATAAGCAGACTCTCTCAAACTGTGCATTGAACGCCCACTTTATTACTCCATCATCCGTTAAGGCATCAATAATATCGTCTGGTATCTTTTCTCCCATTGCCAGATCCACAACCTTGACCTCACTACCATCAACAGAGTATCCGAAAAGCAGAATCTCAAAGTCCTCGCTTTCTGCATAGCGATAGACTCCAGATTTTTGCAGACTCACACTTGAAAAAGTTTCAATATCTATACTGATTGATTTCACATTCTCACTTCCTTCCAAAGTAAAACAGACGGCAGAGAATACTCCTCCACCGCCTGCCAGAAATTAAGGGGTTCGTTCAGATTAAGATAAGAAATCGTCATCTTCCTCTGTACTAAAGTCATCCATTGCAGAACTGCGACCACCAAGAGGCTCTCCATCTCTAATCTTCTGAATATTTCCAAGACCACAGGCAATACCCTTATTACCATTAGAATTGAATGCGTAGAAGTTAAGAGACACTCTCGCATAGCAACCACTGTACACTTCATCACGGTCAAGGATAGGCTTTACTGCCTTATCAACAATCTGTGGTGCTGTCTTACTGTTGGCATTGATGAACCAGTGTCCGGCATAAGCCTCGTCCTCACGCTCTGTATCTCCGTCACGAAGAGGAAGCTTGATTGCTGCCTTGTTAGGCTTCTTGCCTCCAAACTTTGCAATGCCTTCCTCAATAGCGGCATCAATTGCACGCTCAATTGACTGTACTGTTTCCTTATCATCCTTTGGAATAAGAACAGATACACTGTATCTTTCAGGACCGCCGTTGATAGATGTAGGCTCCCATCCATGGAAATAAGAAAGTCTTGTGTTCTTGCCTGTGATAACCTTTGTTTTACTTACATTCGCCATAATCGTTAATCCTCCATTTTAAATTCGTTTTTAGCGTCTGATATATTCATTGCCTCTCTCTTATCCGAATTAGGTACAAGAGTCGGCTTTCCGGGTGGTTTGTAGATAAGGTCACCCAGTACCTTTTCAAATGTTGCTTTACCCATCAGTTTCTGCATCTCTGTAAGAGTGATGAGGCTCTGACGGTAAATATCCTTATAACCTGCTTCCTTTGCTGCTTTTGCTACTTCCTCTTCATCCTTGTATTTACGGATAGAGCGTCCTGCAACAACCTTAAATCCCTTCCACTGCTTGCCGTGGTTTACTGCTGATTCGGTAGCATAGGTCATAATCTCATTTGCCCACTTTGTAAGATCAGGAATAACCGATAAAATTTCTTCAACTTCTGAATCTGTAAGAAGTGGTGGAAGTTTGAACTCTTTCTGTGCCAGTTTTAATTTTTCTTCTGCCCTTGCTCTGCATCTGACTGCAGCTTTGCAAAAGGTACACCATTCGCCAGGACAATATTCGCCTTCTCCATTCATAGCCATTTGTGCTCTTGGTTTTAAGACTTCTTCTGCCCAGCCTTTCAATTCCGTTACTGAAATTGTCCATGTATTTACATTTTCTCTGCGGGGCTGAAAGATGGACATTGATACCTCTTCGATATCATATAAACTGTCATAGATTGCAAGGGCACCGAGAGCATAACATTTCATCTGTGGATTATCTGTAGCATCTACCAAAACTCCCATGCCATATTTGAAATCAATGATATGAAGCTTATCATCCGAAACAATCACACAGTCTGCTGTTCCATATCCTTCTGGCACATATTCAGAGAAATCTACATGCTGCTCTATCAGCACCAATGGATCTTTGCAATTTTGTTTTGCAATATCAAGTTGTTCTAAGACAAAATCCACATATGCATCTGTGTGTTCCTGCATTTCATCACTGTCATAAGATGAAATAGGTCTTTTACTTCTTCTGCGGAGTGCCTTCTTTAACTTGTGTTCACATTGTGCGTGAGCTGCTGTTCCTTCTTCTGCTGCCTGGCTTGTTTTATTTTCATATTCTGATTCAAGCTTTGCACTCGGTGTGCAGTTGAGCCATCTGTGAGAACTGGAAGGAGAAAGAAATGCATGATTACTCATTACCAAGTCCCTCCGCCTCTTTGATGATTGCTTCATAATTGCTAGGGTCGATATCCGATAACTTGTTGCCTCCAAACTTTGCAATCAAACCCTTAACTTCTGATGTAAGTCCGTTCTGACTCTTTTCAGCAAGAACACCTCTTACATCTTCGAGTGTGTAAACCTTGGCTTTTTCCTTTTTAGGCTTAGTAGCTTTTTCAGGAATCTGCGCCACAGGCTGGTCATTGATTCCTTCTACAGATTTCATTTCTGTAAGAACATCTGCTACCCCCTGAAGACTGTCTGCCAGATTACGCACATTTGTAATGACACCGACAACTGCATCAAGTAATTCCGTTACTTTATTCATGGTCTACCTCCTTCCGTAACTCTTGAAATGGCCAGTTCCTCAATCATGTCACCCGGAACAAGAATCGTGATTTTCTGTTTTTTACCAAACAGCAATCTCATAAATCGTTCTCGAAGCGTGATACACTTGCAGGACACCATACCGTTTCGTTGTGGCTTGTCAGAAACACTAATGTGAAGATTATGTTTCATCGTTACACCTCCAATTCCGAGAGATTTGTTTCTCTCTAACATGTAGCCTTGGGAAGAGGTTCAAAAGGACGTTTTTTGAAAAACTTTTTTATTTTTCTTTTTTCCTTGTTTCTCTCTTCCTAACTAGTAGCCTTGAAAAGAGCATCAAAAGGACGTTTTGAAATAAAAAAAATAAAGCCTGCCTACACTCCAAAGAATGTAAGCAGGCTTACAGCACTGTTTCGATTATTTCTTATTTTAAGATTTCATTGACTCTTTTCTGTACCTCATGGTAACTATATCCCGCTGCAGTAAGACGATTCTTTCTATCCTGACCATTCCCCCAATCACCACGAATGACCTCTCTTGCAATCGTATCAATGGACTTTGATGGTGCGGAAGTATTACTTCCATATAGAATTTCATTGACCCTTTCCTGAACTGCACTATAGCTATATCCTGCTGACTCTAATCTTGTTTTTCTATCAGCGCCATTTCCCCAGTCTCCACGGATCACTTCTCTTGCAATCGCATCAACTGACTTTGAAGGAGAAGGTGATGGAGCATTACTTCCATACAAAAGTTCATTAACCCTTTCCTGAACTGCACTATAGTTATATCCTGCTGACTCTAGTCTTGCTTTTCTATCAGCACCGTTCCCCCAGCCGCCACGAATGACTTCTCTTGCAATCGCATCAATGGATTTTGATGGAGAAGGTGATGGTTTAACAGGAACTCCCTGTAAATTTGCTGTGACCTTATTTGCTAAATCACCTAGACGAGCATAAAGCCAGTTTCCTGGGCAGCTTTTATTGGCAAACCATCTATGTACAGTAAGCACCATTTCATTCGATTTTGGAGAATAGTTAAGGGTTCTATTCTTATCTCCAAGCCATAAAAGTTTATTTTTTCCATTTCTTCTACAGATATCTGTACAAAGATTTACAAGTGAGTCATATACCTTTGAGTTCATAGCATAAGGCTCATAGGTATCACTTGCACATTCAATCGTAACGGCTCTCTGATCGTTGGCATTTGATGAAGAGCACCAGCTACGGTTCTTTTCTTCTACATACATTGCGATTCTACCATCCACACCAATCCCATAGTTTGAGCTTGCTTCTCTTGATGCAGGAGCAAAAATATTACCTAATGTTTCTACACTGCACTGACCGACTACGCAATGTGGCGTGATGCGGTCAATGGCATGGGTTCTATGTCCTGAATGGTTTGGACTAAGCTTTGTATAAGATACTAATTTACTGTTTGACATGTTACTTTTCCTCCTTTTCTTCTGATCGTTCATGTAACTGCTGTAAGACATCCTTTATTTTTTCCGGCACCGGAAGTCCTAAGTGCGTTGCATTTTCAAGAAGTGATACTCCTTCATTGGAGATATAAAAGAAAATGACCGCTGTTCGAAGAACACTTCCTGTTCCAATCACATTCACATCAAGGATCTGTGCGATTCCTACAAGCATGAAAATAAGGACTTTTCTACAAATTCCTTTAAAGCCGACTGCACTAGATAGCGTTTTATCATTGATGGCACACATCACCCCAGTCACATAATCGACTACCACAAAGGCTACAAGTGCATATAAAAGACCATCCCAGCCACCTAAAAAGTAGCCTAGCCATCCTCCAATACCTGTAAAAATAAACTGAATTGTGTTCCAAAATTCTTTCATATTGAATTCCTCCCTTCTTTCTCTATATGAAAAAAGCAGGTGCCTTCAGCATCTGCCCTAATCATCACTTTTCTCTTTTTCCGCCTTTGTCTTAATGATCTCATCATTTAATTCATTGATGGTATTCTCGTAATAATTCTTTAACTCTTCGCCATAGTTCTTTTCTTCTAATACAGATTCTCCTATGGTAGCAGACCTTACATCCGCCAAGATACCTGCAAGAATTCCTTCTACCATATAAGTTGGAATCGGATATTCTTTTTGCAGCTGAATAATCTGTCCATTTAATTCTGAGCGAAAACGCTGATATGCTACAGCATAATTCATATTTGGTTTTTCCATCACTGATTACCTCCCACAATAGAAAGGAGCAGGTCCAACTTCTTGTTTACCTGCTCCAAAAGATCTACAACTTTATCTTTTTTGTTTTTTAGTTCCTTGCTATTATCAGTTGCTTTTAGCACGGATCCTTTATTTTCTTCATTCATTATCTCGTGAATTTCTAATAGCCTTTCTTTTTTCATATGCTCCTCCTGCGCTTTAAGCATAATAGTTTAAGTCCATCAATACGCCATTCTTAAATACCATACGGCCATTTGGACCCCACCTAGTAGGGTTTCCGCTTGAATCAACAGAAAGTATCTGAACATAATTGATAGTTGCATTAATCCCATTTCCGCCTTCCCATTGAGGATTAATAATCTTATGACCATGACAATAAAAATTACAGCCTAGATGCAAGCCATATTCCTTGTAGATACTATTTGCTCGAGAAAAACAAAGCATGGTTGTATAAGCACCTGCGCTTGCATTTGGAAGTTCTGCAAAAGCCATATATTTTCCTTGTGCATCCAGGTCAAACACCAGTCCTTTATGAGCAGAATTTCCAGAATACCTATTTGTTCCAATTAAACCAACATAATATCCATCACGATAAAATCGAATTCCTTGCTCATCAATAACAGCTCTTTTTTCTGAATTATTAATGGTTCCATTGTATAGTCCAATTTCACCGGCTTTGATTTGGATATATTTACTTGCTGAGTTAAAACCTAGCAGAAAGCTATTGTAATTCTGTTGCATATAGGTTCCAAACTCACCTTTTTTTACCATTGTACTGATATTGCCTTCTGCAACCGTAATTCTAGAAATTGCTTCTTCTGCTTTTGTTTTTGCTATATTAATATCTTGGTCCTGAACACGAATCCAGCGAGAATTCATATAAGAGCCAAGGGTTTCACTTGATGTATATTTCCAAAGTTTACGCACATTATTTCCATACGGACTATGCTCCGATTCTGGATAAGTTGTACCAGAAATAGATTCTATGGTCGCATCCGCCGGAAGACTTGCCAGTGCTCCCTTCATTTCATAGGATCCTGTAACTTTTTCAATATTACTTATTTTAAAACCGTAGTAATCGCAATTTGATGAGTCCGATCTCCAGTACACATAAAATTCCGTTGCCGGTACATATATTTGTGCATTGCTTATATCTGAACCACCTATTCTTGGAAGTGCGTACATACTTCCATTCAATTTAAAGAAGATTTGAACATAGTCATAATTTACACTTTCTGTCCTACTTTCAGCAGCAAATGTTACCCTTAAAGATTCCATAGTGACTGTATATCGATAGGCATAACCTGTCAAAGTGTTATAAAACATATCTCCAACATGACTTAACCTTTCAGCATTTGATGTCCATTTCGTACATGGCTCCTTATTGCTAGTTGGCTCATAGGGACCATTATAGTTTCCACTTTTATCTTTTAGCACAGCCTGTATCTCATCATTATTTTTATCAATGTCTGCATCCTTCACTCTGACCCAGGAAGCATCGACTGCTGTACTTAATTGACTACCACTAAATTTCCAAAGCTTTCTATCGTTTGCTAAGTATGGTAAATGCTCTGATTCTGGATATGCATTGGGATTTATCGTCATCGCATCCCCTGCATCAGATGGAAGATTTTTAATTTTAACAGACTCAGTATATACATCTTTTACACGTCTAATGCCTGCAATCTTAAATCCGTAATAGTTTTCATTTGAATGATCACTTCTCCAATAGATCCAAAACTCGTTTGTTGGTATATACACCGACATATTTGATAAGGAAGTTCCGCCAAGCTGCTCGGATGCATACATTTTCCCATCCATCTCATAAAAGAATTGAACGTAGTCATAATTTTCGCTTTCTGTTCTACTTTCTGGAGAAAATTTTACCTCATACAGTTCTTGTTTCAATGCATAGCGATAAGCGTAGCCATTTGATGTATTAAAGAAAAAATCTCCCTCATGGAACTTTTTCAAAGCATCTGTATTCCATGAGTTAGCTGGAGCATTGGAATTATTCGGTGTATAGCCACCATAGTAATTTCCGTTCTTCTGCTGTAAGTTTTGCGTAATCGTTTCTACACTTGCTTCGATTTTTCTATCTGTTGTAGAAAATTTTGTGTTGATTTCCTTTGTAGTATAATAATTTTTCAGTTTCTCATCTGTAGAAGAATTGGCGGCATTTATAGCAGCATTTTTAGAATCTTCGATTTTGGTTTCAACCTGCGAAGTATAGGAAACAGATAACTTTTCACCCGTTATACTTCCAGCAACAATTCTCTCACCTAGAATTTGACCATCAAGTGTCATGCCAACACTATAAGGACCAGCGTATCCGTTACGACTTCCACCGATACCATGAAGGTTTACTTGTAAAACTTTTGTAGCAGTATTCTTATCCATTGTGTCCATGTAAAGATCACGCAGCCATCGACCTTGCTCATCATACTCTGATAACTTGTATCCACCTTTATTGTTCTGCATCTGTGATGTCAGATTATCGACTGCATCTTTAATCTTTGCATTTACAATCTTGCGACTTGTTTCTGCTTCCTCAACTAGACCTGAATAACTTTGATTTGTCTGTTCAATATATCCTTTTGCTTTTGAACTACCTAATTCGATTCTTGCCTCTTCTGGCTTTAGAAGTGGAATCGAAAGCTTTAGTACAGGAAATATCTTATCCATACCGTACGGTGATGCAGTACATCGAATTTTATCTCCAAGTTTAAAACTTTCATAATCAACATCTACAATAGATAAATCTAGAGCCTTCAAATGCAGTGTGATATTTTCAAATTGACTATCTGTAAGCCACTCCTGACCTTTTCTTAATAAATTACTCGGTACATGGACATCATTCCAATGCTGAACAGAACATACCCATCCAAACTTTCTATGTGCCGCTTGTGATACAATATAGTTTTTTCCATCATTGACAGATGTTATATCGACATACTTTTTTAAAGCATTAACATCCGATTCCTTTGTTTCCATTTCTGCACCAAGAGGAATCACCGCTGATGCTATTTCATCTGCGGATAAATCTTCCGTATAATCAAGCAGATTTTCTCCAAAAGAAATCGTCTGCGTTGATAATACACCGATATCCTCCATCTTTAACCAATCTATATACAGCTTATCTTCTTCATGGCGAAGAACTATGTATCCACCTAACCTATCTACCAGTTTGCTGCGAATACACTCAAGGGTTGTTTCATAATTGGTATAACGATATAACGAGTCATTGGAATCTGTCACAGTAACCTGACCTACAGTAAACTCTTTACGATTTTCTACCATCTTATTGTGTTCAACAATCCATGATCTTAAAAGCTGTGATGGAGTCATATCGTGATATTCATTCTGAGGCTGAATGCTGTCTGAAAGATAAGCCAAAACGCCTACACAACTTACTTTTTTATTACCCATAAAATCTTTTTCTTGATTTCTTACTTCTCCATAGAAAATTTCCTCTCCATCACGACATACGCTGATCATGCTTTTTCTGTTTTGTATGTTGCTGTAAAGAGGATTTGTTTTAGGACAAATAAAAGTAAAACTGCCACTTTCTCCTAATGCAATATCCAGTACAGGGGAGTCAATCATATAATTCTTGTCTCCTGGAATATATAAAATGTTATCATCCAGATTTACTTGATACATTTATAATCTCCCCTTTCTGTACTGAATCACTACTTCAAGATTTCCTTCAATTTTAAAAGTACTTTTCCCATCCACATGAAATATCGGTAAAATATTTGTTCCCATTTTACATGGATACTTAACATTACCGATGGTGGCAACTACATCAACATTTACAACATTTCCACAGATGACAACTGCCTCTATTACCTTTGTATGAGCATCCACGGAAAATACATATGGCTCTGTTGCTAAGTTTTTAGTTATCATCTGATAACCATCATTCTTTGTTTCAGCAACTTCATATTTAAATGGGTCTAAATTATAGCTGATGGTTATAACGGAATAATTCTTTTCTGAGTTCCATTCATTAACGCTTAATCTTCCTTCGTAGTAATAAAGAGGATCATCTTCTAAGATAACTCTTAGAAAACGACCCTGTAAAAAACTCAAAAGTTCAGAATACACTTTTGACCATTCACGATTTTTATCCACTAAAAACTTCCAACTACCTTGTCGGTTTTCATATGTGATGCTTCCCGTTAGTGTTTCTGTCAAATCAAGGATACCATTTCTTCCTGGTATTTCTAAATAAGATACTTTTGGTTCAGGTGGTGAAATGACAGGTCGTGACATGGGAATCAATCCAAAATCAGAGTAGGTATTTTTACCACCTATGATTAAACTATGATACATACTACCACCCCTTCCTTTGTTTCATTGCTATTTTTCCTAGTGCCGTATTCATCTGTGGTGCCATTGCTCCTACTAATTCTCCTGAATCAAGCATAACCGATGTACTAGCAAACTGAGGAAAATACTCATTCATCATCCGTATCATCTGGCTCATCGCATTTAACAGATCATAATTTGATCCACTTGCCATATCTCGCAATGTATCAAGACCCATAATAACTTCCGGTCCTGCTTCTCCTCCACCTAAGAAAGTACTGCCACTTCTTCCAAATATAGTAGCCCCATTCAATAACATCGGTTTATCCATTGCTTTCTTGTACCATGAAATTGAAAAGTGTGGTACAGATGGTGGTGCTAAAGAAAAGCTACCTTTGATACTAAAGTGCGGCAGCTTAATACGAGGTAACGAAATATCAAGTCCTGAAAAGAACCCTTTGATTTTATCCACGATTCCTTTAATGGTATCTCGTGCTTTTTCTATTGGACTTACAATAGCTTGACGTATTCCATTCCATATGGATGTAGAAGTATTTTTGATACTGTTAAATACTGTAGAAAGTGTATTTTTCACAGCATTAAAGACGCTGCTTACAACACTTTTGACGATATTAACCGGTGTTGTAATTGCCGTTTTGATTCCTTCCCATATTACTGAGGCTATGTTCTGAATAGCACTAAATACGGTAGAAATCGTTGTCTTAACAGCATTAACTGCTTCTGTAACCTTAGTCTTAATAGAATCCCATACAGATGTAATGATTTCTTTGCAGTTCTCCCAGATAAACTGAAATGGCAAAGTAATAAGATCAAAGGCTGTACTAAAGAAGGATGCAATAAACATCACTACTGTCGTTACTACATTTTTTATGCCTTCCCAAATACCAGTAAAGAATGTAGAAATTCCGGTCCACATATTTACAAAGAAATCTTTAATAGAAGTCCAAACTTCTGTCCAGCTTGTACCAAACCATCCAAGAAACACATTGGCGATATTCTGAATTGCGGTAATACATGTTGTAAAAGTATTTTTCATAAATTCCCATACAGAACTGAAAATACCTTTTACACCTTCCCAGACTTGTGTCCAGTTTCCTGTAAAAATTCCGATAAAGATATCAAGAAATCCAGTAATAGCACCAAGCGCTCCTTCTAAAACATTGACAATTTGTGTAAATACTCCTTCAAATACAGGTGCTAGGAAATTACAAAATCCATTCCACACTGTTTTTATTACTTCTGTAATACTACTGAAATTGAAACCTAGTGCATTTAACCTTTCTACAATTCCTTGTGCAAAGCCATCAAATACAGCTTTCACTCGATTCCAAATAGCAATCACATTATTCTTAAACTCTTCATTCGTTTTCCAAAGATGAGTAAATGCACCAACAAGTACACCAATTGCAGCAACAACAGCTATTACAATTGGATTGATCCCCATAATAGCAGCACCCATTTTAGAAAATACTGCAGATAGACCACCAGCCTTTGCAACAGCTGCTGATATTTTAAGTCCAAGCTTTGAAAAGGCCTGAATAGCAATTCCTATTTTCGATATAACGGTTCCGAGTATGACAAGCATGGGCCCTAAAGCTACTACAAATAATCCTACCTTGACAATGACCTGTCTTGTTCCTTCATCAAGATTATTTAGCCAGTCTACAAAAAACTGTAGTTTAGCCACAATATTTTTAATCATTGGCATAAGGGCTTCACCTATAGAAATGGCAAAACCTTCTACCGCTGATTTTAAAATCGTAAGCTGACCATTTAGATTATCAAGCTGTGTATCTGCCATCTTTTGTGCTGCACCACCGCTACTTTCAATAGCACTTTGAAGTCCATCCCAAGTTTCACCAGTATTGGCAAGCAGAGCATTTACAGAAGATAAATCTGTCTTATTAAAAATCTTACTGATGATATTTGACTTTTCTTCCGATGTCATTCCATCCATGCTCTGATTTAAGTCACCCAGTATATCATTAAGACTTCGCATATTTCCTTCTGAGTCAAAAACAGATACCCCGAGTTCCTTTAGCGATTTTGTAGCTACATCCGTAGGACTCTGCAAAGAAAGAATGACATTTCGTAAATGCGTACCGCCTTCAGCCCCTTTGATACCATTATTTGCTAAGATACCAAGTGCTGTATTTAACTCAGCAGTTCCGCCTTTTACTGTTTTAGCAGTTGCACCAATAGTTAAAATACCTTCACCAAGCTGGCCAACCGATGTATTTGTGGTAGAAGCAGTCTTTGCCATCTGATCTACCATTTTATCAGCATCGGCTGTTTCCATTCCAAGTGCAGACATAGCATCTGTAACCATATCCGATGCCGATGCAAGATCAATGTTACCAGCAGCAGCTAGGTTTAAAACAGTAGGAAGTGTATCTGCCATTTCCTGCGTGTTATATCCTGCAAGTGCTAGGTAATTTAAAGCCTCTGCACACTCACTTGCAGAAAAGGCAGTTTTCGCACCCATCTCTTTAGCAAGGTCAGATAATGCATCCATTGTATTAACAGATTTACCATTTAAATCAGACATAGAATCCGATGTGATTCCCATTGTAGCCTGAACCTGGCTCATGGAGCTTTCAAAATCTGCTGCCGTTTTTACGGCCACTCCACCCATAGCTGTTACAGCTGCAGATGCCACAGATGTCTTTTTACCTACATCTGTGATTTTATTTCCTACATTTTCAAACTTAGAACCAACCTCAGATGCTTTTCCTAGTACCTGATTTACTTTTGATGCTTGTGATTCCAGCTTTTTCAGTTGTTCTTCAGTTTCTATAATTTCTCTTTGAAGGGCATCATACTGTTCTTTAGAAATTTCTCCATTTTGCAGCTGTTCATTTGCCTGTTGTGCTGCAAGCTTTAATGTTTCCAGCTTCTCTTTTGTTTCCCCAATTGCCTGTGTTAATAGTTGCTGCTTTTGGGCAAGCAAAGTAGTATTAGACGGATCTAGTTTTAAAAGTCTCTCCACATCCTTTAATGCGGATTGCGTATTTTTAATTTGGCCATTAACGCCTTTTAAAGCTGTTTGTAGTTTCGTGGTATCTCCGCCAATTTCAACGGTTATACCTTTAATTCGATTTGCCATTGGCTGATACCTCCTTATTATTTTTAAGACTTTCGCTCAAAAATGAGCAAAAGAAAAGCACCAATCGTCTAAAACAATTGATGCTTTCTTCGTTCATAGATAATGATTAGTCAAAATCATATGGATTGCCATAGCACATCCAATCAAGTGGATACATCACACCATGTTCTGCCTCAAACTCTGCTTGAGACTTTATCTTACGTTTTGCATCCTGCTTACGAGATACTTTTTTTGTCATCTTGTCATTTAACATTCTTGCTCTGTAAGCTTTGTTGTTGTGATTGTGCTGATTTGCATAATCATTTAATTGTTGCTGTGTATGCGTCTTTGAAGACACACTTTTTTTCTTAGCCATGAACATTTCTCCTTTCTCCTTGACTCCGTGTATATGATTACGCACGAGATAGCGGACACTGTGTCACCTTCATAGCTGAATCCAAAAGAAACTACCTATCGGATTATCCCTGCATTTAATCAAATCTCAAGGTTGGAGAACAATTTTTATGTTTTCAATAGAAATTGTTAAATCCATTATAGTATCACAACTTTTCAAATTCAATAATTATTAGAATTTATCAAAATCCTCCTGTGTTGCAAGATTATCATAAATAACACTATCATTCCCTTTTTCAGTCCAAATATCCATCACCATTCCGATGGTAAGATAATCTAAGTCTTTAATCGAAAGGCCGATTTCTAAACATCGAAGAAGGAAAAGCGGCGTTGTCATTTCGCGGCTACTTCGTTTAAGTTTTTTTTAGACTCAATATCTGTTATAAGATTTGTTCCCCAAAGAGCAAGGATTTCTGGGAGCACCTCATAAATCGAAAACATCTCAAACTGATCAAGCCAGTCATCGATATTATCTGGAATGCTGTGGTCTGCATGATAAGCCATGATATATGCCACGTTTTCAAAAATTTCTAAATCGTCAATAGCAAAATCATCACCATCATCCTTATTTCCTTTATAGGAACTTTCAAGCTTTGCTAAGTCTTTAAAAATATCGCGCTTAAACTTTGCTCGATACAGTCTAGGTACAGTGGCAGAGGAGCGAAATGCTACCTCTTTACCACCAACATTGATTACTTTCTTTAACATGAGTGTTCCTCCTTATGCTAATACTTCTTTAGGGGTAGGTACATAAACATTTTTATACCAGTCTTTATAAGTAGTTTCCGTTGTTGTATCTCCAGTTCTACTTTTTACAAGACCATCTTCTCTAGGGTCTGCAGTAAGAGAAAGTTTCTCTGTTCCTGGTTCAATCGTATCTTCCTTTGTTTCTGATTCAATAGAAGGACGAGATGCACTGCAGTTATATAAAACATGACGGATTGCATTGGCATCTCCATCAAATTCAAATAAAAGTGCAAATTTCTCTGTTTCTGCAATTGCAGCATTTTCTACAAGAACGCCATTCTTATCAAGTTCTTCTTTTAAAATATCTGTTCTAAACCATTCTGGAATTAAAGCAATTTCAAGATCGCCTGAATATCCGTTATTAGATGTTGAACGAAAATACACAATCCCATCTGCATAAAACGGACTGGAGTCACCTTCTGCATCAAGGCTGATACTTACTGCTCCTGGAATGGCCTTTGGTACTTCATATTTATATGCACCATCAGGGCCTTTCGTCAGTTTTGCAGCGTGTACATTCTTAAGATTGTACTTAATTTTATTTGCCATTTTGTTATACCTCCATTTCAAATGAATATAGGACTTCATACAGTTTTTCACTTTCAATCCAAGTTTCCAGCTTGTCATAATAAATGCCATGCTTATCCAGTGCTGCCTCTACTTTCTGTTCTACCGACAAGTCCTTACGATCGGTATACAGTTCCAAATGAACGATATTTATCTTGTGATACACCTTTCCATCTGCAGCAAAGTTATCACTGCCTGGAGTAAGGTAACAGATAAATGGTGGATTAGGACTTTCACCTTCTGCAAAGTGATTATAAGCAAAAGGAAGTCCTATTTCCTTTATCATATTTACAACTTCTAACATCACATACCTCCCAAAGCTTTTAAGATTTCTTGTTCAAGTGTATCGATGGCATTTTCTTCCGCTTTTGCAATATGAGGTCTTGCAGCCACACGGCCACCACCTCGTTTTGCATGGCCAAATTCTAATAGGTGAGCAAGTTGATACCTGTTTCTGGAATGAACTGTTACTTCCAGTGAGTTTGACGTTTCTTTTGTCTTTTTAACTGACCAGCTTTTGGCATAGGCACCGGTATCTTTTGGTGCGGATTGAGAGATTTCTTTTCTTACAGCATTTCCTGCCTTACGAACGGATTTTTTCATATCATCCGTTGCTAAATCTGCATACTCTTTTAGACCTTTTATAATTTCATCTGCAAGTCTATCAATCTTTACATTTGCCATATCTAATTCCTTACCTTTTCACATTTTAATTTGATGCACTTTTTCTTAAAGTTCATGTGATCGATAGCTACGATGTTATACGGTTCTCCCCCAAATAAAACTCTATGCTTTGTTGTATCGAGGTTTTCTAATGCCTTGCAATAACGAATCGTAAAAGAAATATCGGAATCTTCCACGATTAGACCCGCTACACTCTTTTCAGAACCACCTTCACCACTTACTGTAGCAAAGCAGGAATAATATTCTTTCCATGTGTTTTTATGATTTCCAATCTCATCTACTATAATTTCATTTTGCTGAATTTGAATTTTTACATTTAATAGCGAAACCTCCATCAGAACACGCTCCTTCTTACACCTTCTAAAAGGGAACGAAGAGAAATAGAAAGCTGATGGTGGTCTGCATCTTCTCTATGTTCATATAGGTACGCTACGGCATACATCACAGCAATTTTTGATGTCGGCATCATGCTAAGTTCAGCCACAGAAAGTCTTGCAATATCAGCACATAGATTTTCAGATGCTGCTATAAGATGCTCAATCAGCTGGTCATCATCATTAAAGTCAACACGAAGGTATCCTTTCATTTCATCAAGACTTAAAATCATTGTCATACCACCTCAAATGCGAATGGTGACAGGCTACAAACTCATATCCCACCACCATCTTGAATTAAATCTTATTCTGCTTTAAGTTTTAAAATCTTAACAGCCTCTGGAAGAATCAGCTTTCCATCGACTCTTTCCTTTGCAACAAATCCAACCATTCCATTTCCTGCAAAAAGTTCACGAAGATCTGCAAATGAACGAGAACCACGGTCCCCGATGTTGTAATAACTGTAGTCACCGAAAGCAATCGCATTCTTTGGTGCAAAGGCAGAAGTATGTACCGGATAACCAAGTACTCTATCTGGTTCTCCTTCTTTATAGGAAGGCTGCCAGATATATGCACCATTGTTGTCTTTCAGTTTTCTAAGAGTTGCAAGTGTAGCGTCATTCATGATGAAAGATGCCTTTTTACGATATGGTCTTTTCAATCCATATACAAGGTCGATCATATCATCAGACTTAATTGCAGCCGTTAGTGTGTTTGCTACTTCACCGCCACCAGTTGCAGCAAAGATACCTGTAGGTTTACTTTTACCATCACCATTTAGAAAAGCATCTTCTTCTGCATTAGCAAGTGCCTTACCAAACTGTGTGATGATGTAGTTTTCAAGTCCGAATGCATTATCATATAAAAGTTCTTCCGTTACTTTAATTGCAACATGAAGCTTATATGCATCAAGGTAAATCTGACTGAACTTTGCATCACCAAAAGTTAATGCAGCACCTTCTTCAATCCATGCTGCCGCAGGTTTTGTAGCTGCGATATTAATTTTATGCTGACCAGCAGTTGTAATAGTTGTGGCAAGAGAACGCATGATATTTTCTTCTTCTAACACATCAATTAATCTGCTGTCATATTCATCCGGTACTAAATAACCACCATCGGCATCTACCTTTTCCTGCAGGATGTTACTTACATTACGGAAGTTAGAACGCATAGCAGAAAGCATCGCATTCTTATACTCATTTGATGCAGTACCTGTCTTTTCTTTTCCATCTTCCATATCACCACTTGATGGTTTTACAACAATTGGAGAATTTACTGGTTTTGAAAGTTCTGCCTCTCTTCTTTCTGCCCTCTGCTGACGGTCAATGACATCCGTCAAATCTTCAATTTCTTTTTCCATTTTGTTATAGGTTTCTGTATCTTCCTTAGAAAGCACTCCATTTTCATCCTGGTGTGTTTCTACAAAGCTTTTTGCCGTATCCCATAACTTTGCTCTTTTTTCAATCAATTCTTTCATCGTCATATTCGTATCCTCCTAAATTAATCTCTTTATGACTTCAAGGCGCTCCATGATTTCTTTTGCAGGAGTACCTTTGTTAACAGGCTCCTTGATTTCTGCCTGTTTTGTCGCTGTTACCTTTGGCTTTTCATAATGCTTTTCCAGCTTATTAAAAAGTGCATTATTTACTGCCTTGCGTGAAAAAAGCATCGAATCAGAAAGAATATCCTTCTTATCGGTGCTTTTCTCATCTTCCATATTTTCTGTTTTTTGAATCACATCGTCTGCAAATCCAAGTTCCACTGCTTTATTTGCGTCCATCCATGTTTCTGAATCCATCAAATGTGATAATTTTGCCCTTGATAGACCTGTCTTTATCACATAGGCATTGATAATAGATTCTTTCACTTCCGTAAGCATATCCATTACCTTTTGCATTTCGATGTGATCACCAAATGCAAATGTAGCCGGATTATGAATCATCATCATAGACACAGGTGACATTAAAATTCTATCTCCTGCCATTGCAATAACCGATGCCGCAGAAGCTGCAATGCCATCAATCTTTACTGTCACGCTTCCTTTATATTCTGTAAGCATGTTATAGATTTGCGCTGCTGCAATACAGTCACCACCCGGTGAATTAATCCATACAGTGATATTGCCACTTCCGGCATTTAATTCATCTTTAAAAAGCTGCGGCGTGATATCATCATCAAACCAACTATCTTCAGCAATGGTTCCGTATAACTCAAGAATTCGTTCTGTTACTTCTTCGTTTTCTTGATTTACTGTTTTGTGATTCTTCCAGTTCCAGAACTTCTTGTTCTTCATCATCTTCCTCCTCTCCCTTTGATGTATTTGAGCTAGCTGCAAAGATTCCTGCATCTTCAAGCTTTGTCATATTCCCATTGATGAGATACAAATCTCCACCAAGTTCAGCTGGAATCCTATCTAGGTTTTCAAGCTCCCTAATGTCATTCGCAGACATCCAGCCGTTTTGTCTTGCTGTAGCATATCCATTCATACGACTTTGGTAATCTCCTCGTAGTAGTCCATCTACATTAAACTTAATAAAGTATTTCTTTTTCTCCTCCTCAGAAAGAAGCGAACGCATCATATTCTGCTCCCATCTTGAAACCCAAGGATCAAGTGTATATTTCACAAACTCTAAGGACTGCTGCTCAATATTAGAAAAGCTCGACTTCTCAAGGTCACCTACCATATGAGGCGGAACTCTGAAAATTCGAGCGATCTCATCAATCTGAAATTTTCTTGTTTCTAAAAACTGTGCTTCATTTGGAGAAATAGAAATCGGTGTGTATTTCATTCCTTCTTCTAGAACCGCTACTTTATGTGAGTTTGCACTTCCTCCAAAGGTCTGTGACCAGCTATCTCTTACCTTTGACGGATCCTTTAGAGTTCCAGGATGCTCTAATACACCACTTGGTGCAGCACCATTTGCATAGAATTTACTTCCGTATTCCTCAGCTGCGATTGCTAGACCTATCGCATTCTTGGCCATTGCAATAGGTGAATAACCTACAAGACCATCAAATCCTAAACCTGGAATATGCATTACTTCATCGGGAGTAAGTTTTACTGACGCACCTTTATTAGTTGGTGCATCATCCTTGCTTACTTGATACTCATAGTACAAAGCTCCATGTTCATCTCGATCTACCTTCATCCTATCCGGCATAAGTGGATAAAGCGCTACTACTTCGCCTTTTCCATTTCGAATCACCTGTGCATAGGCATTTCCCCAAAGGAGTAGATGCGTCATAAGTGTTTCTCGAAAGACAAAGCTTGTCATTTCAGGATTTGGCTCATCATGAAGCAGCCTATATAACGGATGATCTATTGCCTTTACCTTGCTTCCGTTTTCTCCATATTCATAAAAATGTAATGGAAGACTTGCTACAGCTTCAGATAAAATACGAACACAGCTATACACAGCTGTCATTTGCATGGAAGAACGCTCATTTACTCTCTTTCCGCTTGTACTATTTCCCATGAAAAAGCTGTAGGAACTTCCACTTGTTCTATTTTTAGGTGCATCTCGCATTCGAAATATTCCTTTAAGAATTCCCATAAATTTTCCCTCACTTTCAAATAAAAAGCACCTACCATTTTGATAGATGCTCTTATACTTTATATTATTTTTAATTGATTGGGTATTTTTAATCTTAACAACGCACTTCTTTGCTCAAATGCCCAACAAAACCAATTGTTCAAAATCTTTTTTGCTGTAGGCATATAAATAGTTCCACCAATACATTCTTCCAATTTATTTTTCCATTCTATGAATGAATTATCATAAGTAACACCAACAGTTATGTTATCGTATTTATGAGTTGTTTGGAAATAATAAACTCTTGATGGATATAATTTTGTAATACCGTGTTGATTACACTCAACCTCTTTAATAAGATTTATCATTACGCTACTATTCAACAGAATCACCTTCCTTTACTACATAAAGTTGCACGCTCGACGAATTCTTTCCTGCCGGTTCAACTTTAGGCAACTTTCCTCCTTTAACCAAATGATAAAAACATCTACCTAAACTTAGTTTTACGCCTCTACTGATCTCATCCCAATCGTCAAAAAGTGACATTACTGTGAAAGGACAATTTTTAGGTTGTTTTACAGCTGCTTTCTTTAAAAATTCGTACCTGTAATCAAAGTCATCATCAGAAATTGGATACCTTTTAACGTACTGCGAAATAGACAATCCTTTCTCTTTTGCTAATTTCTCTACTTCTTCAAACTCTTTGTCCGTTAGAGTTACTACTACTTGATTTGACATAACTCTCTCCTTTCATATTAGGTTATATAACCTTTTTATATTCTGATTATATAACCTAAACAGAAAGATGTCAATTGTTTTTAAACAAAAAGAATGCCTCGACAATCATAAACTGATTCTGTTACTTCATTTCCACAACGAATGGCTCTATCAAGTGCCATAATAGTTGCAATGGCACCGTCAATTTTTTCTGTTGATTTTTCCTTATCTGCTTTGATGTTTCCTGCAGGGTCAGTTCGTATGAAAATATTATCCATATTCCATCTAAGAACAGGATGACCACCATGAGCAATTTTTTCTTCAAGAACTAACTTCATAAGTTCCTTTGTTGGTGGACTCATGTCCTTAAATCCCTGTCCAAATGGAACTACTGTAAATCCCATACCTTCTAGATTTTGAACCATCTGTACTGCTCCCCATCTATCAAATGCGATTTCTCTGATATTAAAACGCTCACCAAGACTTTCGATAAAAGTTTCAATGTATCCGTAATGCACCACATTTCCTTCTGTTGTTTGAAGATATCCTTTTCTTTCCCATAGGTCGTAAGGTACATGATCACGTCTAACTCTTAAATCAAGCGTATCTTCCGGCACCCAAAAATACGGAAGAACAATGTATTTATCATCTTCATCCGTTGGTGGAAAGACTAAAACAAAAGCTGTAATATCCGTTGTGCTGGAAAGGTCAAGGCCCCCATAACATACACGACCTTCTAGGTCATCTTCATTTATAGGAAAATTACATGCATCCCATTTCTCCATCGGCATCCATCTGACAGACTGCTTTACCCATTGATTTAGCCTAAGCTGTCTGAAGGAGTTTTCTTCTCCAGGATTTTGCTTTGCAGATTCACATGCTGCTTTTACTTTTTCTATGGCTACAGTGATTCCTAGCGATGGATTGGCTTTCTTCCACACTTTTGGGTCTGTCCAATCTTCCGATTCATCTGCACCATAGATTACAGAATAAAAGGTAGGATCAATCTTTCTTCCTGCTTGAATATCCAAAGCTTTTTGGTGTATCTCATAGCAGATGGAGTTTGTATCATTACCGGCCGTTGTAATAAGAAAATACAGTGGCTGCATACGTGCATCACCAGACCCTTGTGTCATAACATCATAGAGTTTTCTATTTGGCTGGGTATGAAGTTCATCAAAGATAACCCCATGCGTATTAAAGCCGTGTTTGTTTGCTACATCGGCGGATAATACTTGATAAAAGCTATTTGTCGGTTTATATATAATCTTTTTCTGCGATTCCAGTATCTTTACTCGTTTCATAAGTGCCGGACAGAAACGAATCATATCAACGGCAACATCAAATACGATTTTTGCCTGATTTCTATCTGCTGCACATCCGTAGACTTCTGCTCTTTCTTCTCCATCTCCACATAAAAGAAGAAGTGCTACGGCAGCTGCAAGTTCACTCTTTCCCTGTTTCTTAGGAATTTCGATATATGCAGTATTAAACTGTCTATATCCATTTGGCTTTAAGACACCAAACAGATCTCTGATGATCTGCTCCTGCCAATCAATAAGTTCAAATTTCTTACCCGCCCATGTTCCTTTTGTATGGCATAGCTCTTCAATGAAGCTGACTGCAAAATCTGCCATCTGCTTATCATAATGCGAGGACTTTGCCATGAGCTTTGTCGGTGTATATTTCTTTAGTTTTCTCAAATGACTTACCTCCACGAAAAAAGGACCCCATCGGAGTCCCTTAAACTGCTTTATTATATTTTTTCTTGAATCCTATCGATAAATTCCAATAATTTATCTTTGCTTAGCTCGGACAGCTTTTTATATAGCGTAGCTTCCTCTTTTGATTTTGCAATTGGAAATGGGTATTTTATCAGCCCTAAAAAATATTCAGTTGAAACATTATATGCTCGTGATATAGCTGCAAGTTCTTCTAGCTCCAGCATACTTTCCTCATCCAAAATACTCTGCACTCTTTCCGTTTCAAGATTGCATTTTTCTGCAAATTCTGCCACATCTATATTTTGATATTTCATATACGCTTTTAAATTTTTACTGATTTCTTTCTTTAGATCCAACACATCTACCTCCTTCATAGACATCTCGGTGTATATTCATAAAGCTTTCAATATATAGATTATATATCCTGGTGCTCTGTATGGCTATGAATTGTTGCAAGTATTTCTTCCTGCTCCTTTTCATCAACACCGATACTTTCAAGTGCCTCTCTTGTTCCACAATCCGGGCAAATATATGTCTTATTATCTGTCCTAGAAAGTGCAGGTCTTCCTCTGTACGCTTTACCGCATCTAGGGCAAATGGCTGTTCTTCTTTCTTCAGTCTTCATATGAATCCCTCCTACTAATAGCTAGTGCATCATACAGGTACTTTTCATCAAATCCAAATGTCTGGTATCCATCAAGGCAGGTTCTGACATAATAGCTACTTGGACTTCCTAGTTTTCTTTCTTCATGCATGATATACACGAAGGCTTCTTTTCTTCTGATTTTTCCTGTTCTAATTCCTTTGACATCAAGTGTCATGGTTTTCTTGTAATAAAATGTAGGATATCCTTCATAGCAGTCTAGCGATGTTTCATCACTTTTTGTTACTTCCCAAACAACTACAGGAACTTTCTCGCCTTCCTTTGGTTCAATGGTTAGGTAAGAACCCGTCTTACTTCCTTTAAACAAAAGCTGATAATCATAAATAAATGATGTTCCAATAATCCTTGCATTTGGGCATCTTACTCTCATTTGAGGTAGATTTAAGTTGCTGCCGTAGGCAATGTAATACTTTTTATTCATTTGGTTTTCCATCCTTTCTGAAGGGAATACCCTTCTACCACCTTAAGACCACCGAAGTGGTCAGCTGTTTCTATTAAGGTGACAGAAGGCTATCTCCTTGCAGTTCGAAATGCTGTATCTCCTGCAAGTCTTTTCGTTAAGATTTCTCTTGCAGTTTTAAATTCATCTCCAATGAACCCGAGTCTAAGTAGCCATGTCCTCATTGCGTACTTTGGATTTTCTGTCTGCTGTGGTTTTGGACTTGCCGTTTTTACTTCCTTTGCCATTTGGCTAAGTGCCATGCAAAACTGAATGTAGCTTTTAAGCTGTCCGGCATGAAGTCCGTTTAGTTTTCCATTTGCAGGTTCATCAAACTGAAATAATCTAAATTCAATGGTTCCTTTTGTAAATGTTGCGTGGAAGTTTAGCATATGATATCGGCTGTCGTTGTAATGATGGTCTCTTCCGTAATCACAATTCTGTGCGCTGTACCAAATGTCTGCGAATCTGCTCATGGTCTTTGGCTTTTTCTTGTTAAGCTGTTCTAAAAATTTAGGATTCACCATTCTGCAATATCTTCTAATTCTTCCTCTATCCAAATTCAAAGCGTCTGCTAAAAGTTCTTCGTGGCTTGCCATAATATTTGCAAGGTTTCTCATAGTCTGTGGTGTATGGCCTTTTGCTCCGATGTGAATATGTACTCCGCATCCTCTTGATGCATCGCTTTTTGCTCCGGCTTTTCTAAGCCTTCTAATTAATTCCTGCAAGGTTTCCATATCTTCGTAGGTAAGAATCGGTGTTACTAATTCGCATTTATGTGCATCGTCTCCGGCAATACTTACATCCTTTTGAAACTTCCATTCTCTTCCCTGACTGTCCCAAGCTGACCATGTCATGTAGCCATGTCTTGGTGCTGTGTTTTTGTATTCTCCTGTTCCAAAGAAGTCTGCTGCAATCTTTGCTGCTTGATTTCTTGTAATGCAGTTCATTTCTACTTCAACGCCTATTGTCTGCTTTTTCATTTTTTCAATCTGATGTGCTATTTTTTCGTTCATTTTCTGTACCTCCATTTTGTGTATCTCCCTTTTGGTAGTACTATATATCACTCTAAAAGCACATAATAGCAAGTCAATTTTCGATAATAACTACATTATTTTTCATCTATTTTTCTGCATTTATCAATGCCATAGACCACATTTAAACTGCTGCCATTATCCCAAGAAACAAGAATGCTTGCTGTATCATCGACACCTCTTACTGTGCCTTTCGTACCAATAGGAGGTGACTGAAAATCATCCATTCTTACAAGCTGCACCCTTGTTCCAATTGGGTATTCTTTTCTTATCTTTTCTACAATATCTCTGCTTGGTAAAAACATGATTCATCGCCTCCCTTCTTGGCATCTCTAAAAGCAGAAGATCCTTCAAGGTTTTTAAGAAGGATTTTTCTATCTTCTTTAAACTCTGATCCAATGAATCCAAGTCTTAAAAGAAAACAGCGGAATGCATATTTTTCATTATCGACTTCCTTTTCTTTTGCCTGAACTCTTTTCTGTGTAATGCTCATCTTACAAAGTGCTGCAATAAATCTTGTGTAGGTCTGAATTCTTGTATCATCCGGACTTTCTTTAAACCAAGGAAATGAAACCTTTTCTAAATCAACAATGATTGGTAGGTCACTAATTCCAAGAGCCTTTTTAATAAGATTTGCTTTTGAATTAATAATTGCTGAAAGCTTTTCTACCTGCACCTGCTCAAGTGGAATTGCCACTGTTAGCCCCAAATCTTCCCTCTGTGGCTCTTTTACCGGTTCTTTGGGTAAATCATTGTCTTCTGCATAAAAGCCTTTACTTTGAAGTTTCAGCAGAAGGTTTTCAATATCCTTCGGGAATACATTTTCTTCAAAATTCAATGCTCCGTTTTTATCAACAATCAAACCGCCGAAATCGTATGCAGCTGTTGGCATTCCTAAATATTTAGGTTTAGTGTTAAGAATTTCAGAAATTGCCTTAATGAGTTCTTTCCTTTCTGCTCCTTTTTTGTTAAATTCAACTTTCATTTTAAGTACCTCCTTATCTTTTGGTACTCTATACATCACTCTAAAAGGTACATATATCAAGTGTTATTTTTCATTTTTCTCATTTTCTTTTGCAGCATAATATGCAATGCCGGAAAGAACAAACACAACATTAGGAAGTGCTACGCCATTTCCCCACATCTTATATTCAGCAGAATCTGAATGGGGATTTTTAAGCCATTTTCGAATCTGATTCTTCGACTTAGACTTAGTGGTTTTTCCAAGAGCCTTTTTATGTGTTTCAAAGACTTCTTTCCAAAATTCTATCTCTTTATCGGTTGGTTCTTCTGTTTCCAATCCATCACACCACCAATCAGGAAAACCTTGAAGTCTTGCACATTCTGTCGGCGTCAACCTTCTTACAATATACTCGGTTTCTAATTCATCGTTTACAATCGGCGGATCCTTATAATCTGTAGCAACAAGCGTATTTGCCAGTTCCTCTTCTGCTGTTGTAAAAAATGAAGCCTTTGATGAACTAAGCGCGGGATGAGCCACACCACTCGGTCCTGCTGCAACAATTGTAGGTTCGATCTCCTTCTCAATCTGAAAGCTGAATTTTGCATTGTATCCTTGATTCATAGCAGGTCTTCCAATCCCATAAGCTACGCCATGCTGTTCTGTAGCATTTAAGGTATACATCACATCGTCCTCTTTATATCCATCCCCTTTATGTGATGGTCTTGTTCCATTTCCCTCAATCACAGCCATGCCACCTTGATTACAAGCAGGATTTCCGCCATTTGCATCCAGGCATTTAGCTGTATCTGCTTTATAAAATCCACTATCAGGATTTGCTGATTTCATAGAATTACTGTCTTTGGAACAAATGCCATATACAACAGCAACTCCACCTTGATTGGAATCAGGAGCATTTCCTCCAGTATCAATGGTTCTTGATGTATCTGTTTCATAGCAGTTCTGCCTTGCGTTCTTTGTACCTTCTGATGTAAATCTCACATCAAAGCACTTTGCCTCTTCCACTACAAACGGCTGATTATTGCCACCCGTTCCATAAGTAGAAAGAACCGTCTGTGCAACATCAAGAGGTCCTGTGTAACGAGAATCCTGTCCATGATTTTCAAATACTAAGCCACTTGAGACTGTATCAACAATGCCCTTTCCAAAACTTCTGGCAGTTTCTTGCCACGCTCTGAAGCTCTCCTTAGAATACCCAGACACGCCTTCGGACTCAAATAGTATTTTTCCGGCACACCAACCTGCAAAATCTGCGACAAGGTAGATACGTTTTCTTCTCTGGGGAACTCCCCAAAACTGAGCATCAAGCTGTCTCCATGCAACTGAGTAATCATCTCCCAGGATTTTACCTGCTCTCTGCCATTTTGAAGGTTTAGGCACTGACACATGATCATCTTTGATTTTACAGACTTCTTCAAGGACTGCTCTGAAGTCTTCTCCTTTGTTACTGGAGAATGCTCCTGGGACATTTTCCCAGACAATAAATCTTGGATATCTGCCATTTGTCTTACACCTCATTTCTTTAACAATTCTAATTGCTTCATAAAACAAACTGGAGCGACTTCCCTTAAGTCCATCTCTCTTTCCGGCAATGCTCATATCTTGACATGGACTTCCGAAAGTAATGATGTCTACAGGTGGAATCTCTCCTCCATTCATTTTAGAAATGTCTCCATAGTGCTTTACTTGTGGTAATCTTTTCTTTGTTACTAGAATAGGAAAAGGCTCAATTTCTGATGCCCACAAAGGGGTAATACCAGAAATCAAGCCTCCCAAAGGAAAACCTCCACTACCATCAAATAAGCTTCCTAGTGTTAATTTATTCATTTGAATCATCCACCTCAATCACCAGTTTAGAGTAAGGAATCTTTTCTCCATCTCTTATCACAAATACACCATCTTCATCCCCAGTATCCTCAACATATCGTCTTAAAATAACGGAAGCATACCTTTCATCAAGTTCCATAGTGTAGCAAATACGATTTGTTTTCTCACAAGTAATAAGTGTTGATCCGCTACCACCAAATGTATCAAGCACGATGGCATTTTCTTGACTTGAGTTTCCAATCGGATATGCTAAAAGGTCTAATGGCTTTGATGTCGGATGATGCTTGTTTTTCTTAGGCTTATCAAAGTTCCAGATGGTTGTCTGACTTCTGCCGGCACTTTTGCTCCAGTAATGTTTACCATTTTGAAGAAATCCGTAAAGAACAGGTTCATGCTGCCACTGATAATCAGAACGACCAAGCACTAACGAGTTTTTCACCCAGATACAGCATCCGGATAAATGAAATCCCGCATCTATGAAAGCTTTTCTAAAGTTCAATCCTTCCGTATCTGCATGGAACACATAAGAAGAACCTCCTTTTTCAAGATGTGCTGCCATATTCTTAAACGCACCAAGAAGAAACTCATAGAACTTTTCTCCTGCCATTTTGTCATTTTTAATGGAGAGTCCATCGGAACTTTCAAAGGCCACATTGTACGGTGGATCCGTAATCACAAGATTTGCTTTCTTGCCGTCCATTAAAGCAGACACATCTTCATCTGATGTTGCATCTCCGCACATCAGCCTATGCCTTCCTACTGTCCAGATGTCTCCCCGCTTTACAAACGCAGCTTTTTCAAGTGCATCAGATAAATCATAATCATCATCTTCTACATCTGATGTATCATCTGTTCCAAATAATTCTTCAATCTCACTTTCATCAAATCCAGTAAGTCCAATATCAAAGTCCTCACCTTGAAGTGATTCTATCTCAATACGAAGAAGTTCCTCATCCCATCCAGCATCCATTGCCATTCGGTTATCAGCTAGGATATATGCTTTCTTTTGAGCTTCTGTAAGATAGTCCACAAACACACACGGAACTTCTAAGATTCCTTCTTCTTTTGCAGCAAGGATTCTTCCGTGACCAGCAATAACATTAAATTCTCTATCGATAATAACTGGATTGATAAAACCGAACTCACGAAGAGAAGCTCTCAGCTTTAAAATCTGCTCGGCAGAGTGAGTTCTTGCATTATTTACATAGGGTATCAATTTTGATACAGGAACTAACTGCATCTCTGTTGTTGTCTTTCCCATAAACTCCTCCAATTAAAAAAGACCCCACTCAGCGAATTTCTCAAATCCACCGATAGAGTCTATATATTCTTTTGCTATTTGTACAATCTCGCTGTAAGGTTTATCATCAACTTCTTCATCCCCAATTGCACAGCTAAGTTCTACTGGCTTTCCAGTTTCCTGTGCTTTGAGAAATGCATAAATATTTACACTTACATCTGCTTTTGATAAATCCTTACCATGAAGTCCACCACCTGTTACAGAGTCAGCCATATCAGAACCAAGCTTTCTATTTGTTGCCCCAGTATCTACATCTGTGCCACCAGTCCAATCACCAAGTGGATTTACTTCTGCATTAGGATATGTACTTTTTAAAAGTGTAGTTTTTACATTGCTCTGGCAAATGATAAGTCTTGCTTGGTCTAAAATGTACTTTCCATCATAGGGATGATCTTTATAAATATCTCGTGCAATCTTCGATAACTCTTTCTGTTCATCCGTAAGTGGCATTCCTTTAAAGATTCCATTATCTCCACAACGAATCTTATCTTTCTGGTTATTTGAAAGATGGGTATCTTGAGATACGATCACAATGTCACACTTTACATTTCCGGCAATTCTCTTGATTGCACTATTAATCTTGTTTTTATTTAAGTCTGCTGTTGTTTCGATAATTGCATGACATTTGCCATGACCAAGCAAAACTTCTACAGCAACTTTTGGATTTTCTTCTGTCATATATGCCATATCCACAATAGCACCTGCAATTCTATCGCAGATTTTATCCGGGTGTTTTGGATTTACTTTTTCAATCATATTATCTTCCTTCCCTTGCTCTTAATAGTCTTTCCATCAAATCGTTTTGTGGAGCAGCATCCGAATAATCGGTACTGCAGTTTTCTTTTACAATTTGAAATATTTCATTCCAAAGCCTTACAGCTTGGTTCATATAGTTAATACCAATGTTAATAAACGGTGATGGTATTGGTTTTTGTGTAGTTGGATGCTTAGAAAGAAATCCTAGTTTATTGGTCATCTCTTCACACTGAATCCATCTAGCTGAGCACATTGCGTATCTCTCTAATAGCTGCGGAGATACTTTAGCAGCACATCCGATTTTTTGTAGCCAGTTCCATGTTTCCGTATATATTTCATGTGCCTGAAGTTCACTTCCATCACGCTGCTCTGCTGACAAGAAGTCATGTGGCTTTGGCATTTCCACACCTTCTACTTCTGGAATATCCAAGACCTCAATTCTTCGTCCTCCAGGATTTCCATTCTTCGCTTTTTCGGATGCTGCAGTTTTCTTACGACCTGCACCAGGTCTAGCACCACCACGCCCGCCGATATTATTAGATTTTGTAGGCATGTTTCTCAGACCTCCTTTATTACCCTTTTGATTTTGCATTTTTTACACACGAGACCCCACGCCGTTCCCCAGGTCCTTTATCGTGTTGAGATTTTGACCGCCCCTGGGTCTTTTTTTTCTCATCAAATCGTGCTTTTTTTAATGTGTGACAAGGTAAGACTGTCATTTCCTATACTTATATATAGAAATTAATTTTTAACCTCTATAGAAAAGGTATGTAAATACCCGTCATAGCTTGTCACCCTTAATATTTATACACATGATATTTCTTACTTTCCTGATAATCTCCACGCTCTGCATGAATCTTTGCATGACATGATTTACAAAGTGCTATAAGGTTTCCTTGATCATGCGTTCCACCTTCTGACAGTGGTTTGATATGATGTACTTCATCAACAGGTACAACAATGCCTTTTTCAAAACACCTCTCACAGAACGGATGCTGTGACACATACTTATCACGGATTCTTTTCCATGCTCTTCCGTACTTACGGCGTACAGCTTTATCTCTACCGTACTTCTCGTAGGCACGATTCATTTCCGTTTCATGCTCTTCACAATATGTTTTCTCTGTTAAGTTTGGACAGCCAGGATACTTGCAGGGTTTCTTTGGTAATCTTGGCAACACTTCCACCTCCTTTTGGACATAAGAAAAGCCCTTGCAGGTTTTCCTACAAAGGCTTGTACTTAATCTATTTTTGCTATTATAACTATATCACACTTGGGCAGTGAATTACAGGTGAACTCAGGTGAATTCGAGTGAACTCTTTTAGCCTAATTCCTCATCAAGTCTCTCCAAGGCACGGCCATGAAGAGAGTAAAGCCATCGTTTGGTGTAGAACAAACTGTTTGCTATATCATTCCATGACTGGTATTTGAAATATCGGCTTATCAGTATGGTCTGATATTCTGGTTCTTCAATTCGACCAATTGCCTCCAAGAGATACAGTTTCTCATATTCAAGCTTTTTCTCATCTTCTTTTATCTCGTTTTCAAGGTCAATATACTTAAGAATCGTTTCTTCAAGTCTTGACCTTCCTTTATTAGGATTCCTTGGCATATCATCAAACTTTGGAGATGAAATACCGCTACTCATTTCCTTGAGAACAGCCAATCGTTCCTTCTTGCTTTGAATGTAAGATTCCATTCTTGCTATCTTTTTCAAGTATTCCTTAGCTGCCATAGGCACCACCTCCGATTCTTGCCTTAACCGCATCAATAAGATTGGTCTGTGTTTTCTCTTTGATCCTTAATGCCTTCATCACATCTTCATCAATAGTATCCTTTGAAATAATATGGTGTATGACAACCGTGGATTTCTGCCCCTGTCTCCATAACCTTGCATTGGTTTGTTGATAAAGTTCCAATGACCATGTAAGACCAAACCATATAAGGGTTGACCCACCACTTTGAAGATTTAAGCCATGTCCGGCACTTGCAGGATGGATTACGGCAATCGGTATCTCTCCACTATTCCAATCCTTGATATCCTTCGAATTCTTAATTTCACGAACCTTGAATCTTTCCTTAATTCGTTCCAAATCATGGTTATACCAGTAAGCCACAAGGACAGGCTTGCCATTTGCCCCTTCAATCAAGTCCTCAAGTGCATCAAGCTTACGGTCGTGGATATGGAATACCGATTTTTCTTCGTTATAGATAGCACCATTGGCCATCTGCAGAAGTTTGCCTGAAAGAGCAGCTGCATTTGCAGCATCTATTTCTTCATCTTCCAAAGACACCACCATTTCCTGTCTTAATTTCTCATATACAGACCATTCCTTTTCTGAAAGGTTTACTTCCACTTCGTTCATTATGCATTCAGGCATTTTAAGAAAATCTGCCGACTTCATAGAAATCGTAATATCCGATATCAGTCTGTAGATGGCATCTTCCGCACCAGATCTTGGTTTATAGGAAAATATCATCTGCTGATTTCGTTTATCCGGCACAAAGAAATTGTTGCGATAATGTGTGATGTATCTTCCGAGCCTTTCTCCCATGTCAAGGATTCTAAACTCTGCCCACAAATCCATAAGTCCATTACTGCTTGGAGTCCCTGTAAGACCCACGATTCTTTTTACCTTTGGTCTTACCTTAAGAAGGCTTTTGAATCGTTTAGCCGATGCTGACTTGAAAGACGATAATTCATCAATAACAACCATATCGAAATCGAACGGAAAGCTGCTCTTATTGATAAGCCAGTCCACATTCTCTCTGTTTATTAGATAGATACCAGCACTTTTTCTTAATGCCTCTTTTCTCTCCGGCTCTGTACCTATAACAACCGAATAGGTAAGACCCTTTAAGTGATCCCACTTTTCAATCTCTGCAGGCCATGTATCTCTTGCTACTCGAAGGGGTGCAATCACAAGAACCTTTCTTACTTCAAATCTGTCATAAAGGAGTTCATTGATTGCCGTTAAGGTAATCACGCTCTTTCCCATACCACAATCAAGGAAAATTGCCGCCACAGGATGTTCTAGCACAAAGTTTGTTGCATATTCCTGATAATCATGAGGATTGTATTTCATCTATGACGCCCCCAATCACATCCGTGTTATCAACCACATAGCAGGGAAAGCCTAAAGCTGATAACTGTTTTATTCTTCTTTTCTGTAAGGCTCTTGGTTTCTTGCCAGGAGCCTTGAGTTCTACAAAAGCTATTCTCCCTTTTGGAAGAAGAACCAGTCTGTCCGGCACTCCGTCAAATCCGGGAGATGTAAACTTGATGCAGAAACCTCCTGCAAGCTTTACAGCTTTTACAAGTTTCTGCTCTACTTCTTTTTCACGCATTTGTGCCACCTCCATCAATATCAAATTTGATGGTGTGACAGGGTAAGACTGTCATTTCCTATACTTTATATATAGACTTAATTTTTTTACCCTATAGAAAAGGATAGTAAATAGCCGTCATTAACTGTCACACCTACTGTCATTCGTCCTCTTCCATAAATTCTGTCTTGAGTCTTAAGCCTTTAATGTATCTGCCTTTACGGTCACGATATCTTTCAAAGCCGACCGTTTCCAAGGCTGTGTAGAAATCTGTTGTGCTTCTTGTAAACTCACCCACCTGGGTACAGAAGATTCGATACTCGTTATATACCTCACTCGACTTCGCCACATAGGTAGGGTCAAGTTCGCAGCGTTCACTTAAGAAGTAGGAAAGCCAGTCATTACTTTCCTTATAATGCTCAATGGCATCACGCACCTTCTGTGGAGGGTCAATCTTGTAGTTGTCTGCGATTACCTTTTTCGCACCTTCAATTACCCATGTAAGGATTGCTCCACCTGCCTTTTCAAACAGATAGTCTGCATAGTTTTTGATATCAGCACTTCCTTCAATTTTGGCATCAAACGGAATAACGATAAGTCTTCTCCAGGTACCTTTATCAATCGCACCGACCTTTGGTAGATGATTTGTATAAAGCACAAGTGTATGTGTCGGAGTATAAGAAAATGGATCCTTATATTTCTTTTCAGCATAAATTTCATCAGTAGAACAGAGCTGCTTTACATTGGCAGTATTTAATCTCATGCCTTCTTCAAGTTCTGCTGCAATAAGCATTCGCTTACCCTTTGCCTCGGCAAGTTCCGGCTTGACATTTCTTCTGCATCCAACGGTCAGCATATCTGCAGAGATATTTCCTGAATAAGTACCAAGGATTCTTGCGATAACATTCCAAAAAGTAGACTTACCATTGCGACCTTCACCATATGCGATAATAAGTGCCTCCACATATACCTTACCAATAGCAGACAGTCCAACCATTCTCTGAACATAATCAATAAGGTCTGTATCCTTTAAGAAGAAAGTATCCAGTGCATCTGCCCATATATCCGCTCCATCATTTGAAGGATCAACAGTTGTCTGCTTCGTAATGAAATGCTCTGGTCTGTGATCCATTGGAAACTTGATGCCCTGTCTTAAATCATAGGTAAGAGTCGGTGTATTTAGCATGAACTCATCGGCATCAAGGTTTCTCTGTTCCACTTCAAGCATTGGACGTGCTTCTTTCAATGTAGCAGCAATATTCTTTGTATCTCTTCGCTTAATGGCATATTTCTTGTAAACAGAAGCATCTTCATACATCTCATAGGCATGAGCCTGCTGCTTGTTAAACATCTGCACAGCCTTCTTTGTACCAACCGATACAAGAATCTCCATACCTCCATTCTTCACAAGTTCATCCATAGCCTTCTTCATTTCGGTTTCAGCCTCTGCCAGCTGTCTTTCCGTCAAGTCCTGGGAAAACCCCTGCGACTTTGGTTTTGACTCCTCCCAGAAACTGCCGTTGTAGACCATGTAATCAGTAGATGGGGAATAGCGAAGAATATCCTTATACTCCATTGCAAGAACAGTAGCCTGTCCCACATCCGAGAAATCTTTCGGTTTTAATCTGCAGTCGGAATTGTACTGTTCAGGCGGAATGTATCCCTCCTGGTTCGACACCTTGTTACCGAACTTTGACGCACTTCTCCATATCATATTGAGTTCCTTTTCTGGAAGTGGCGGATTACAGAGTTCTGATTTTTTAAGGAAAAGCTGATAAGCCTCCTCTGTATTTCCGTATCTCTTGATAATCTTTCCAGCAATGTGACTCATGGTACTGTTACGCTGACCTTCCGGCACTTGCTCAAGGCTTGCATCGAAATCTGCAAAATCATCCTCTTCCAAATAATCAAGAATGGTTTTATCACCTTCATAGAACTCTACTTCATCCGAATCATTGCCATAAAGAAATCTTGCAGAATCTAATGCGTTAGCATCGTAATAAGGAAAAACATCTGCAATCTTTCTTTTCATGGCGGCATACTCTTCTTCATCTGTAATCGTTGGTATAGGGAAAAACACATGAAATCTTGGTCTTGCCGATTTGTCACCCTTTGGAAGGTTATGGTGTCTACTGTAAGATGCAGCGAAAACGACTCCTGGAATTGAAAGTGCAATATCAAAAGGTGTAAGCCATTCTTCCGAGTTTTCTGAATGGTCATTATCACAGTCAAGAGGAATACAATCTGAGAGTTCAAAGTTATCCTTACTGCGATAGTTTCCTTTATACTTAGCTGTTACATGATCCATCTTTGTTGCTGCGATAAAGGTTTCTTTATCCGTTACTACATTCTTATTTGGATACAGACAGTTACCGCTGTTACCGACACAGTCTGCTGAATAAACAGTAAAATTAATCATATTCTCCGACCTCCTTCATATCCTGAGTGAACCATCTGATTACCATATGTCTTTTTCTTGCTATAGATATTTCATGTGCCATACCATGAGTAATCACACCACCAAAGACCCATACTTCCTTACATTTTCCAAGAAGGACATAATTAAAGTGCATTGCCTTTTCTCTTTCATCCTTATTGGTATCATCCATAAACTGAGGATATAAAAGATGAGGAGTAACAGGAATTGTTCCTTGATCCATAGCAAATCTGCTATATCGTTTTGCATTCATTACATTGGTTTCAACATCACCTGCATATGGACTGCAAACATACACCAACGGAAGATAGGCAGCCTTTTTATCAGCTGCCTTTTCTTCACATTGGATATTGCTAAGCTCCTCATATGTAGTCGGGTCTGCATACCCTTCATGATTTTTCTTATCAATACCCATATCTATTAATCCTCCTGTTCAATAAGTGGTAGAATCCCTTCGTCCTTCAAAAGTTCATAAATGAAGATTCTTCCTTTTTGTGTCCAGTATGTATGCATCACACTTCTGTTCTCATCAATCTGATGTGTTCTTGATTGGGTATAACCACAATCTGCATACTGCTGATAAAGGAGCCAGGTCTTTCTAAACTTGTACTGTACTCCTAATTCATGAAGTAAAGCATTGAATCCTCTACCACTCATCCCATAATCTTTAGCAATCTGTGTAATCGGTACTGTGTTTGTGTTCTGAAGAATTAAGTCATAGTAACTTGCCTTTGGCTGTAATTCTGAAATCTGCTGTTTCTGAATTAATGACAAATGCTTTAAAGCAAGCTTTTCTTCACGTTCCTTTTTCAATTCCTGTAATGCGTTAATAAGAATATCTGGATTAGCTAACACTTCATCAATCGCATATACTCCATGTTTACGAATTGAAGGAAGAACTTCTGATGTTACCCAGCGTTTAAACTCTTTAGCTTTAGGTAATTTACTTGCAAACACTAAACTATACAGACCTGATTCGTTGATCACTGTCAAATCCTGTACTCCTCCAAGGGTGTCACATTTCGTTACGCCCTTATCCTCATCGTCAACATGATCCGCGATTGCTTTTCTTGAATTAGCATAACCAAGACAATCAGCCACATCTTTTCCAACAAACATCACTTCACCATCAACAACTGCTGTTCGCACAGAACCAAACTGTGCATTATTAAAAATCTGTAATTCCATATCGAATTACCTCCTTCTGTTTATTGGGGAAAGAAAATCACTCTCCCTACTTGGTAGCCTTGGGAGAGTGATTAAAAGGACGTTTTTACAAAATCTTTTTCAATTTTTGTAATGCACGATTGTATTTCTTACTAATCTTGTTAGCTTCATTAATTACAAGCTTTTCATACTCATCATCAGTAAGCCCCTCTGCATCGATTAACTTTGATGCTATTTGTTTTGGTGTAGATTTCTTAGAAGCAATAGCAATGAATATTTCCACAAAGTCAGATTTTAACTTCTGCTGGATTACTTCAATTACATCTTCATAGCGTTTTACTCTTTCATCTTCCTCTTCATCTAACTCATATTCTGGATAAGTAACAGCTAAATAGTTCATGATATCAAAAGAGTCATCACTCTCTTCGCAACAAATATAACCTTTTCTGCCATCCATTCTTTTTCTTTTAGGTGTTGGATCAATATGTCTTGTTTCACGATGCCAAATATTGTATTCAGGTTTGTTGTACTGTTCATCAACCTCTTCCTGAATTCTTTTTTCAAAGTGTTCTTGCGTTTCATCTTCTTCAATGGAAATGTTGACCCACTTGCTTGCAGCATCTACATCCATTTCAAATTCCTTAAATTCTGTTTCGTATCTCATCTTTATGATCATCTGTGTTCCTCGCTTTCCGCTAATCCTGGTAAGCGTTGCGAGGACACCAAAAAAATGAGCCGATACTTTTGAAGTACCGACTCGATGACAGCAAAATTACGCATGACGAAATAAGGGTACTTCATAGGTACCTTCCATTGATATTTCAATAGAAGGCTCATATGTGTACCTCGCACCGTATTACGTAATTAGGCTTGAGATATTTGATTTTCTATTTATTCTCCCCTTTTGGGGGAAGGACAGGCTGATTATTTAATCTGTCTCTGTCCTTTAGTCAGCCACGCTTATTTGCGTTTACTTGGCTTTGTTTGTGCTAATGCACTTCCTGCTACTGACTTTGACGTCTTACTGTAGCGACCGTCACGAAGGACTTTACTCGCTTTAGAAGCAACTCTGCTTGATGTTTGCTTTGTATTCTTAGCCATTTCTTTCACCTCCTTTGATTTCTTATACCTTAAAGTTAGCACATAATTTTTTTTGAAATCGGACATGCCATGTCCTGTCAAAAATGCTATAAAAAAACAGCCAGAGTTACCTACTAATTCCTGTTTAGGAATTTTATAGATAACTCCGGCTGTTAGCTCCTCGATTTTACGGGGCAATTTGCGGTAATTTCTTTTACTGATTTACGGCTTTAGCCGCTTCTACCTGGAAGACTACATCTTCCCAAGGTATTTTTTCATATTTATTTTTATCTATTTTCTTTTCAAGAAATATTTTGTCATTCTCAATAATCACATCACAAAATCTCGGCGGTACCGGTTTTGTACTATGTAAATTGCGAATAGGTTTCTTTACCATACACTATCCCCCTTCTTAAAACGGTATTTCATCATCCACATCATCCGATAAATCATCTTGCATGAATGAATCAATAGCAAACATAACATCATTATTAATCTTAGGATGCTCCATCCTGTCTTTTACCGTTTCAAACAATATTTCAAAAAGTGGAGCTACTGGTGTATCATCCTGTGTTGCAACCAACAACTGAGAACCTTTATGTGGAACATACATCCAGGCTTCCTTAGCATATGCAGAAGTATCAGCACTTTTATGCACACTTTTTTCAATATCCATAAGGTAAAGTGTTGTTCCATTTTTCATTCTAAGATTGAAGCAATCACCACAAATGTATGTATGAGGACCAAAAGTCTTTGAATTAAAAACAATTCGTGTAACTTCATCTGGGTATTCGCATTCAGATTCTTCAAAAAATGTTTCCACCTCAAAAAGAGGATGGTCTACAAAACCATTATAATCTGCTTCCATTCTGTTAAGATTAAATGCAGTTTCCCTGTTCCAATCAAGTTTATCTTTTTGTGTGTCTGACTTTAACTTATCAAAAAAATTAACAAGATATTGCTCTGTAGGTGTAAGACCTGTAAGATCAACCGTAACAAGAGTATCAATACTAACTTTTAATAGTTTTGCTGCGGTAACAATAAACTCTATACTAGGTTCAGAAGTGTTACCATCTTTTTCAAGACGTGACATATACCCTAAACGAATACCTGCCTCTTTCTCAATCTGACCAATTTTTACATCTGGCTTCTGTCGAAGTAACTCACGAATATTTGAAAAACATAATTTCTTATTAAAATTTTTACATTCACTCATAAGGGAATCTAATTTAGTAAGATAGCCAGCCCATATATTTCGTTCTTTCTCAAGGGCTTTATATCTTGCTTGAACATCCTCTTCTGTTCCATGATTTTCTGCAAGATCATAAGCCTCCTTGGAATCTGCGGACTCACAAACCATTTCCCATCTTTGTGCTGCATCTTCAAGATCACCTAATCTTGAATTCAAATCATCTACCTTCTCTTCCACAATTTTATATTTTTCTTCTATTTCCTCTTTATTACATAAACCCATACTTGCAGTTACAAGGAACCCTTTTATAACATCTTTTATATCAATATCACTTATCTTCTTATCCATTACTTCATTTGACATAATAGCACCTCTTTCGCATTTGTATGCTATTATTATACATCATTCGCATATTTTGTCAATATATGCAACTTATTTTATTTATTTGCTTTTATTTGCAATATAATTTAATTAATTAAAAAAGACCCATCCAATTTAGATGAGTCCTTAATAGTGGACATGACATGTCCATTTTTCTCTATGTTTTTTTTATATTTTTACACCATAATCAGCTAAATATTTCTGTATAGCCCACACTGGTTCTGGATATTTTAAAGAAAGTGCTTCATGTATCCACTGATGTTCTACCTTTATCGGTGAAAGATTGCAATTCAAAACAGATAGTAATTTATCACTAATTACAGGTGGCAAATGCAAACCAAAACAAATCAGCGCTGCTGTCTCTACTGTTGTTGATGTTTCACCCTTAGCAATTCGACTTATAGTTTTAGGATTTCTATCGATCTCCAACCCTAATTCTGTATAATTTGTTTTTCTCCAATCGAGTAACAATTCCATGCACTGTTCTGGGTCATCTGTCATTTTCTTACGAATAGCAATCTCTTCCTCCAATTGTTTCTGTCTCATAGCAATCTGACGTTCTTGTGGAGCATTTTGATATCCATTATGAAATTTAATTTCAAATGTAATATCACTTTCTTCACGATTTAAGAAACAAACAGTATGATAATTTGAACCGTGTCTACTAGTCACCTTCATATCAAATACAAGACAACATTCATCCATATGTGTTCTTGCATATTCTGTCATGGTTAGTTGACCGTTATCTTCTCTACTAACATATAAAGGCGCATTATAAACATAGTGATTGTCTATAAAAAGATAATCCCCGTTCTTTGTTCGTTCTTTGAGTTCTGGATTGCAAAATCGTTCTATCGCAGCATCCTGTGCAGAAATAGAAAATGTTTGATTTACCTTTAAACTGCCTCTGCGAAAAGCATGAGGTTTTACATAATGATTATCCAGAAATGTGTATGTACCAATTGCACTCTCAAAACCTAACTCTACCAATCTTATTTTGGCTGCTTGCTTAGAAACGCCGAAAGCTGTTTCTAAGCAAGCAATAACCATCTCCATAACATCGACTTCATGCCTTGCATTTGTCTCTTTCATGAATTGAGCAATGTATTCATTCGCTTTTGCTCTAAACGGCCCCGAAGGCATTTGAATTCGTGGTGTAAGTTGATTAGCTTGCCACTCCATCATTTCCGTTACCTTTTTAGTTGCAGATGACATAGCACCACCTATAACTTCACAACTTATACATGATGCATCAGCATTAAATAATTTTTCCAATTCAAAAACTTTTCGATGTTTCACCCAATGAATACACTCATGAATAATAGTATTATTATATGAACCAAGATTGCGAAGAAGAAAATTCATTGGATCTACTACAATTGTTTGACCTTTAATATATATGGTTTTGCTTTCTCCAACATCATCATCAAACATTTCAGCAGCAGTATCTTCAAAATATAATTGACCAAATATCGATGCATCTTCTCTAATTCTATGTGACAGTATTTTAAGTTGAAGTCTTTTCGCTAATAATTCTGGATCAACCCAAACTGGTGGAGTTCCCCTTTCTGTTATTTCAAGTGCTTCTGGATAAAACTCATCTAGGAATGATACCGCAATTTTTTCTAATTCATCATTTTTAATATACGGAACTAATGCATCTGACAAAGAATTAAAGGGGGCGTTCTTCTTATCAAAAGGCTCTACATTTGTTATTCTCCAATCATCTAATGCTTTGGAGAGATCTCCTTCACAGGAGATACGAAGCCATGGATAATTAACATCCGTTTCATCATAGTGATAATCGTCCTCTTTAATTAAGACTTCTAATTGCAGCCCTACATCAAATGCTACTTTCATTTCAGGAAGATCACTGACATAAACCCTCTCTATTGTAGCATCTTGTAATTCTACAACACCCACTCGATGTACACGTGAGGTTCTAAAATCCATATTATCCGCATTATCACGGATATAATCTTCAGCGGCACTGAACAGGCCGCTGTAACATTTCCTCTTTACATAGTCAGCAAACGAACGTCCTGCTGCCATATTCAATGTCCCCTTTCTTCTAAAACATGTTCTTAACTAATCGAAGATTTTATCAAATTCCTTTAATTATATCTTTCAATCCAAAAATTTTATCAAATCAATATTTCTAATATTAAGATTCCTTTTTGTACCACCAAAACTAATAAAACTGTAATTACCTACTATACTAGCATTTGCAGTATATGGGTACAGTAAAATAACTCAATCTACATTCTTAATACTAGATGAATAAACATTCATCTGATATGCATCAGCTTCCTTTACAGTTGTTCAGTTGTTATTTTAAATAATCCTGCATTATTTTCTTTGGTTCAATATAATATTCGATTATTTTACTTCCATCTTTTCTTGGCCCTTGATAACTTGCTGCCATTTCAAAATGTATCTTACTTCCACCTTTTCCAGGTAAAATTAATGCATTAATTATGGTTTTTACCGATGGATATCTGTATCTTAATAGTTCATTATAAGAAAACTGTTTATAGTTCAACTGATATACCTCGTCATAATATTTCGAATCAAAAATGAATAATTCTGATCCGGTTAATGCTATATGATCAATTTTGATTGAAAAACAATGTGGGGAAGTATCAATATCTTTATATTCCATCACCGAAAAAGGTACGGCAGATTTTGTTAATGTAATATCAAAATTCAAGTCATCACCGGCAGCATTAACTCCTATAAAATGTCGATTAAGGTATTGATTAACCATTTCCTGCCAAATCAAATCAAAATAATCTATTTTTACATGGATTGAGCCGCCTTTTCCATTTTTATATTTATATTGCTCAAAAAAATCTATTAAATCTCTGATTAGTTTTTTATGAATATCCTTGAATACAAAATTACTTGAATCTCTTAATTCACAAATCACATAATCAATGTTTTTCAAATAGTCAAACTTATTCTTTACCATACCGGTTTTTCTCATAGAAAAGAAACTCTGAAAACTTTCTAACGTATAATCTATGACAAATGCCATACATTCTGTAATAAACACATTCCTATAGTTTTTCTTTTTTACATATAAAGGTAAAAATAACAAATTATCGTCACTGACCACTTTTTGTGATTTTTTAATTGTATCTTTCCAAGATACTTTTCCTTTTGAACCTTTTACAACTGTACTTTCAGCTTCTTTATAAAATCCATATCTCTTGTAGTATTCATAAATACTATAAAAAGGAGCAAAAGGGTAATCTGAATCATAAGAGTCATCAGGACCTATATACTTTTGAGCTATTGCTGATGTTTTTGTCGTTTCATCATATTTTTTTATTACATTATAAAGCAATTGAATATCTTTTGAACTCTCTTCATGGCTGGAATTAAGCATATCAATGTATGATTGTTCTGCATAATGTTTAGGAAAAATCACAAGAACCTTATCATTATCAAAAATAAATCCTACAAAGTTATAAACATCAGCTTTTTTTCTCTTCGAATAGGAAATCTCTTTTGTAGATAACTTGAACAAAGATATTACATTTTCGTCAACAACACTTCGATCAATGCCGTAGTAATATCTCTTCTTCAT